GGTATGAGCTTTGAAGAAGTCTACGATGATTTGTTTAAAGATGCTAAGAAGATCCCGCTCAGTGAGCTTATGAAGCAAGTGCTCGATGACCACCTTGAGCCCGAAGAAGGCGATGGTGATGGCGATGACGGTGATCATGAAGGTAACGGTGGGCGGCCGCGTATCAGTAAAAAGTTAGCCAAAGAAATCCGCGACGAGATCAAGGATGCTGTATTACAGGCTGCTCAGGCTGTTGGTGCAGGTAATGTGCCCGCAGGCGTTCAGCGTCTAATCAAGGATATGACTGAGAGTGTAATTGACTGGCGTGAGTTACTGTTACAGCAAATACAGAGCACTATCAAGTCAGACTTTAGTTGGCTGCGTCCTAGCCGTCGTAGCTGGCATATGGATGCCATCTTGCCTGGCATGAAGCCGGGAGAGACTATTGACATCTGTGTAGCAATTGATACTTCAGGTAGTATTGGTGAAACCGAGCTTAAGATCTTCTTAGGCGAGATTCAAGGTATCATGGAAAGTTACGACGAATATAAAATTAGGGTTTGGAGCTTTGATACCGAAGTCTACAATGACCAAGAGTTTAACAGTGACAACATGGCAGAGATTGGTGATTACCAACCCAAAGGTGGCGGTGGCACTGACTTCGATGCTAACTGGCGTTATATGAAGGAAGAGGGCATTGAGCCCAAGAAGTTCATTGTGTTTACAGATGGATACCCTTATGGTTCTTGGGGCGATCCCGACTACTGCGACACTGTTTGGATTATCAAAGGCAATACCCATGCCCAACCGCCCTTTGGTATTTGGGCTCATTATGAACACGCAAAGAAAGGTAAGTAACAATGGAAATTCGTGATCCAAAGTCAGTTAAGAAGATTTCTGAAGCTCGTGAGCTTGTTGGTGATCTTCAGCGCAGATTGTACAAGTGTGAGGAATCATTAGATGACCTAGCTCGTGCTGTTGAAATAGCTATGGTTTCTGGACAGTACCAGTTACTACTTGGTTTCCTACAAAACGCACGAGTTCAGCTAGAAGATAGGTTAACGTTACCTGAACTTAGCCAAGAGGAACTAGATCGTCCTATTACTATTATTGAAGATGATCGTAAGCATGAGACAGGTCAACCCGCTTAATTTGTTCAACTTACGACGGCTTGAGCATTGTCCACCGCATTTCTTTGCGGTGGACTTTAATATTTCCACAGGCGAAAAGAGAATATCAGACTGGATTTACGAACACTTGCATGGAAGATTTTATCTCGGTGATGCCTGGGTAGTTGAAGCAGATCAGAGACAACTCAACAAAAGGGCGGCATTTGAAATTCACGGGGAAGCTACATTATTTGCTTTACAATTAGATACTATTAACAAATTTTAAAGCCAAAGAAAAATACAGTAAATATCTACATAGTTAGGAGATATCAATAATGTCTGAAGTTTCAAATACAGAAGCAGAACCTGCGCCCGACACTGATAAAAAACCAAGCATTAATTTGACTGATATCAGTCAATGCGTGGAGGTTATTCGAGTGTGTACCGAGCGTGGCGTCTGGCGTCCTAGTGAATTAAGTGGTGTTGGTCAGCTCTATGACAGGCTTACAAATTTTTTAACTGAGGCCGGTGTAGTGCTAGACCAAAAAGACAACACACAAGGACAATAATATGTTAAAACATATAGGTAAGCATAACGACAAAAAAATTGTTTTATTGTTTAGAGAGGTACCAAACGAATCTCATATGTGTCTGCTAGTTTACAGCGACCTGTTGCCTAGGTTATATCATGATGAAATTATGAAACTAGTTGAAAGTCGTGCTGGTCAAGATACTAATAGTTTTAGTGACTTATTACATCGCAGTACATTTAGCGACGGAGCTAATTGCCTGCTGACCTTGCACAAGAGCGGATGGATTCGTAAAGTGCGTACAGACCAAGTTCGTATGACTCCTAATACTCGTAGCAGTATTTTGTTAAATGAGCTTAACAAATTACTAAATGAGATGGAGACCGGTGATAGTGCTAAAAAGGCCATGGAGAATATCGAATCTGGTGTTGCAAAATCTAAAGAAGAAGTCATACGCGAAGTGGGAATGCCAGCTTCCTCAATAAGTAATACTAGTACAGATGGTATTCTAACTGATCAAGATTTAGCTCGAGACCGTGTTAGACAGGCCGAAAGAATGCGAGCAGATGCTGCTAGATTGATGGCCGAGGCAGATAGTTTATTATCAGAGGCTGTGCAATTGGACCCAACAATAACAACAAATGACAAACCCAAGCCCGCGAAAAAGAAAGCCCCGGCCAAAGCTAAAAAAGATTAACACATCAGTAAAGCACCAATGGCAAAGTATTTTAAATGATATTGACACCGATAACATACCAATTAGATTACTACAATCAGTAACGGTAAATCTAATAGATGAAACTCGTGTCAATATCAATGTACGTGCGCTACTTGATGAAGGAAATGATCCAGATCAATTAGAGATTGCACTACGCAAGAAATTCGATGAACTTGATGATTATATAACTGACGTTGATTTTTACATTAGTATTGATGCAATAGCAGAAGCAGTCCAACCCATAACCGACCAAATTTTAAAAGATTTATGAACGTACGACTTGTAAGTTACAGCCAGCCCACTGAAGAATTTAGGCAAGAAGGTATCGACAATGCCTTAGATTTAGTAGCGTTTTGTGCTCGTGTTAGTAATCCTAGCAACCAATTCAATACTGCGACTAGTGCTAAGTTAATCAAGTACTTAATTCAACACAAACATTGGTCACCATTAGAGATGGTGTCAGCATGTGTTGAGATCACTACTACCAGAGATATTGCTCGTCAAATACTTAGACATCGTAGCTTTAGCTTCCAAGAGTTTAGCCAACGCTATGCTGATCCAGTTAAAGATTTGAACTTTGTTCATCGTGAAGCCAGGTTGCAAGATCCTAAGAATAGACAAAATAGTATTGCCACAGATGACGAACTATTACAAAAGTCTTGGCAAGGGCTACAAGATAATGTCATTAGTGCTGCTCGATTTGCCTATGAATGGGCTATTAAAAATGGTATAGCCAAAGAGCAGGCTCGTGCTGTATTACCCGAAGGCTTAATGGAGAGCCGTTTATATATGAACGGTACTTTAAGAAGTTTCATACACTATATTGAACTAAGATCAGAAAATGGCACTCAACAAGAACATGTCGATGTGGCTAGAGCCTGTGCGACAGTTATCGCAGGAATCTTCCCCCTCGCCCAAGAACTCTCGTCAGGAAGCCATTAGGCATCAAGTAGTACATTCTTTTAGATTAGGCGATGTAGAAGATCCCGAAATCTATGCCGGGCAGGGTCTATGGGAATTTGAACAAAGCGAAAAAGGTCAGTGGGTCATGGCCACTGCTGTAGAAACGCCGGTTTGGACTATAGCTATAGATCCGGCCTATTATGGCTATCAAGTTAAGATCGCTGCACGGCTATATGAAAAGGATCTTACTTACTTTCTACTTAAGTGGCGTTAAGGGAATACTCTTATATTAGCAGTTCCAACAAACAGTCCGTTATACGTAGCACCAACTTTAGCGCCTAATTTAAACCATTCTTCGGGGTTCGCACTAGTGTAACCTGCATTTACAGTTATGGTAAACGTATGAGTATAACTGTTCGCCGATGGAGCTGTAAAGAATTGATTGCCAACTGTAATATCGTTAGCACTTATTGCTGCACCGGTTCCATCGGGTGGCATTATTTCCATCTTAAACGGAGTCCCCGCCCATGCTGAGCTAAGAACAGTAAAGCTCATTGTATGAGTATAACCAGGCACTAGGTTAATAGGTCCCGGATTAAAGTCCCCACGTATCTGGCTTGTATCGTTAAATAGGACATTTGCATTTGCTACAATAGGGCCATCATGACCTTCTGTTCTAATTAGAATATTAGCTGTCTGCGGTCCTTCGAATCTACTATCATATATAACAGTTCCATTCACTGTATAGGTAGAACCTGTAGTAAGAAAATCTCCGGACCGTCTATAACTGGCGCCGCCTGCTCTATATGAAGCAGCTTCTGGTAAATTATATACTTGACTATCAACGTCGTTTAGTGTGGTAGCATTTGTTAATAAATCTGCAACATATCCATCTACTACACTGCTATTTTCCGGATGCCGACCCAGTTGTCGTAGATAAATTAAATTTATCCAACCTTCGTAATGTGAAGCTTGGATATTTGATGTTGGGTTCGATCCACTTAATGTTGTACTAACATACGTTCCGGGATTGGTAGTAAAATCTATTGCTTCAACACTGTTAAACCACCAATAAAGTCTAGTTCCGATTGGCACATTAGTTGTATTAACATTGAAAGAAAGAGGCTGACCTTCATCAATTGCGTATTGTGATGGTACAACTTCAAATGTACTTAAAGTTCCCGGGCTAGAATCGCTAAAAAATAACCCAGAAATATCTGATGTTTTTGCTTTTGTGGGTGTGCTATACTGAAAGTTAAAACTAGCAGGCCCTGTTACTTGAATGTAAGTCATCCTAATTGGATACTTAATGCCAGCAGTTAAAGGAATACTGTAAGAATTGGCCCCACCTAAGGTAACCACTAGGTTGGCCGAAGCAGAATCATATATGTTAAAACTGGGATTTAGCGTATGGTCTCCGATCCAGAGGAAAAATACATCATCAACCCCGTCACAATAGAAAGTATAAGTTTCTGTGGTAGCCGCAAACAAGTTACCCACCCAGTGTTGTGTATATCTTCCTTGTGGTACGTCATACACAAAACCTTTTGGATCCGTTGCCGTTCTAACTCCTTCTAGTGTCGGTACAGCATCGATACTTTTTTCTATAAGCAAACTTGTAGTTGGCCCAATATTAGAAAATGTTGACCTAAATAGTCCCGGACTACCGGCCGGCAATGTTGATGTAGTGGTACTTGTTGATGTTGTTGATGTGGTTGAAGTTGATGTAGTGGTTGAAGTTGTTGATGTGGTTGTAGTTGTGAAAATTTGGACAAAACTACGATCAAAATAAAATCCGCATCCTTCTCTTCGATCAAAGGTAGTAACGCCATTTGCAGTGTTAGATTTAAACGATAGCACAATAGGATCTACGTTTTTATAATATTGCTTACTAATTCTTTTGACAAGAGCATTTAGACCGACAGGCACAAGCCCAGCATGAACTACTGCTGCACCAAGATTAGAATCTTCCGAATATGGAGTGTTCGAGCCCCCGCCAAACACATTGCCCGAAGTTGTCCCAGTTACTAAGACAATAGATCTATTGTCGTAACATTCAAAGGTCTGTGATGAGTCACTAACGGCTGTGCTTGCAATCGTTTTCTGTTGGTAAGCTAATTGTGACGCCGTCGGTATTATATCCCCAAGTTTAGGATTCGTAAAAGTATTAGGTAATGAAGTTTTACTAGGTAAATTTTCAACTGTTACTATTTGCGACGTTGCTAATATTTGCCCAGATGGGCCGCCTCGACGTAATTTTGCTATAAATTTACGGCCAACTTGTTCCGATACCGTTTCTTTAATCGGTATAAACGGTGCCTGTGTGGTGGTAGTTGTACTAGTTGTCATTGTGTAAACTGTGTTGGGGTTTCTCGTCTAGACTCAAACGTAGGAGTTGTTGAACTTATAATTTTATTATGCGATATAAATCCATTAGCTACGTAGGTGTGCGCTTGATCAACTTCTAATCTAACTACGTAACCTACCCCCATTTTTGCTAGACTTGTTACTGTTGCCGATCCTTCAACTGTCTGTACTGAACTGCCCTGTCTTAGATCTCGAGCCGATGTCCAAATTTCTCCTGCTTGTAAGAATTTATGACTAAGACTCACTGTTATTGATTTTCCTGTATCAAACGTTACTCTTAATTTTGGCTCTTCGACTAATTCTGCGTGAGTAATAGCATAATAACCATACTCTAATCTATGTTCGTGTACAGTATATATCAAATCTCCAACCGCTAATTCACCGGCAAGGCGCGATTCTGTAGGCGATATCGATATAGGAGTTTGTGGATCCGGGCAACTTTCGGCCCCTCCACCAACTGTGACCGGAGTTTGCACAATAGTAAATGTAACTCTACGTACATTACCTGTGGCTCTAAAGGTGAAATCTAAGTTCACAGTGCCTAAAAGACTAAATGGACCTATGATAGAAGTTGCACTACCATTTGTATCTAAAGTTACACTAGGATATCGAGTAGTGCCATCATAAACATCAACAATATCATTACGCACACCGCCGCTGATAAGAAATACAAGACTGTCATCTCGGTAATATGGGGGCTGGTCCGCATCAGCGATTTTAACTTGTTCATTAATACCTGAGCTTGCGTCTGTGATACTTATAACCGGTGAGACATAAAAACTATTAGTCCCTGCCCACATATCTGCGCTAGATGTGTAAAAAACCACAGTAAATGTTTCGGTAGTTTCGAATACTGCATCGGCTTTGGCCTTAACAAAAACTGATCTACCAACCGAACCAGCTACAGTTTGTATAGTCCCGTTAATGGGACCATCATAATCATCGACAGTATTGCCACCGCTACCTGAAATTTTCCAATACACCACTCTCGAAATAGTATCTGTGATAGTAAACGATCCTGTAAATTCAGGACTAGTAATTTCATTTATTGTAGTACCGGGACTGCTTGTCCAATTAGTGATTGATGGTGGTGACGCCGATACTTCGTCTAATTTAATCACATTACTAAAACTAGCAACCAAGAAATCTGGGTTAGTGTTAGCAAAAAACGTATTTGATCCAGGTTCATTTTGTATCAACCAAGTGTAAACTTTTACTGATACAATCTTAGGATCATTTCTATTATCACTTTTAATTTTAATAGCAGCACTTCCACCTGGTGTATTAGTCCATGAATTTGCCGCATCTAAAACATAATTTAATCCAGTGGGATAATTAGCATTAACTGTTGGCGAAACTGCCAGAGACTTCACTGTACCTGTTGGTATATTAAATTCTGTATCTACTATGACATCATCAGTGTCAACGTTAGATAAGTTTATTAAATATCTGCGCCCACTGCTACCAAGATCATACGGCGTAAATCGTCTATTAGGTGTGGTAAAGGCCACTAAAATATATGGAGGTTCCGGTGTTATTGACGAAGACCCTTCCTCAATCGAATACTGTGTAGCGTAAGGCTGTAACCCCTGCGGTAGCACAAATTTACCAACGCCAACTATATAGTCAATTTCTCGACTTCTCAAATTAAAATATTTTCTAGGTTCCGAATTCAATGTTTGTGGTATCAAGGTTCCGTAATTAACAGTAATTGGATTTAAACCATTACCGTCACACAAGTCAAAAATGTACCTAGGAACAGCGTTATCGGGTGAATAATTTATATAATCAGTTTGGGACCATGTTCGATTAATTTGGGCATTGGATTGAACTGGTAAGTTGATGGTTTTACTACCCCTAGACGCGACAAAAGCGTAGTACCATACATGTTCGGTTGCATTTAAACTTTGGTAAAAAGGAAATATAGATGAGCCTAGTGACCCGCCTTTTATCCAGCCTTCATATGATGAGGGTTTCGGACCATTTAACAAATTAATATTAAACCACTCATCTTTGGTAATTTGAGTTCTACTGGTAGGTTGTGCAAAATGCTGCATACGTAAGCTATAACTATTGCCTACTTTAAGATTTGTAAGGGTAACTGTTACTGTTTCGCCGGGCTTAATACTTGAATTACTATCTGTAGCAAATGTTGTAGAATCGCTTGTTATGGTAATAGTTTCAACTAATACGCCAATTTGTTGATTTAGTGTTACTATATTTCCTGCCCCATATGTCCAATTGACACTATTAGGGAATCTAGCTTCATAAGTCACTAGTGCAGGTTGCGTGTAGCTAACTGCCGCTCCTGTGTAAGTTCCACTTGCTGTTAAATTAGCATTACTAAACTTATTTAATTCACCTGTATCACTTATCCATGTATCAGCAAGATAAGTTAACCCAAAAAAACCATTTATACTAGCACGTTTTCTAAATTGTATCTGCACTACATTACCAGAATTCACAGCAGCAGTAGGTCCACCAGTAATTGTTGTTGAAGTAGGAACGTTGAGTGCCACTTGCGTAGGGCCCAACACTGGACTAAAAACAGGCAATGTACCCGGGGCCTGAGTTGTAGTAGATGTAGATGTAGTTGTAGTTGTTGGTAATGGATAAAGAGTTGTTTTTAAAAAATTTGCTACACGATTCGCTGTGGTAATTTTGCCTTGCAAACGGCCATCAGTAAAATTTGACGGGAAAATATTACCTGTCACCGGACCAGCTAAAGTAATTACTTGTGAGTTAGCTACAATGTCTCCGGTAGGACTACCCTTTCTTAATCGTACAACAAATTGCTTAGACATTATGTTATAGTGGGCATGTTACCAGCATTTATACTTGGGAATGTTCTGTTCCTCCCCCAAATAATTCTTACTGCTCCACCTCCACCAGGATTTGCTTGCGTAGCTGGCCCACGTGCTCCGCCACCACCACCGCCATATGTACGACCTAATCCACCACTGCCAGCTGAACCGCTTGGATCCGCTGCTCCTCCAATCCCACCTGCACCATTTCCACCTTGACCTAAGATACCAACACCACCACCGTCACCTTTAACATTAAGTGATGTTGACATACTACCTCCACCACCACCCCCACCATTGCCGTTAGAGCCATTGGACTGATTACCGGTACCACCTTGACCTGCATAACCTGCTGCACCACCACCACCACCACTAGCAGCACCAAACCCGCCTAAGAAAGAAGCACCGGACCCAAGCCCGCCAAGACCAGCTCCCGACAATGATCCATAAGTACGATAACCGTTACTAGCATGTCCGCCGTATGCCAGTACGTTGGCAGTATTCAATGTAGAAGTAAAGCCAAATAAAGATAGACCGCCTTCTCCGCCAACACTGACTGTAGCATTACCAGCAGTGCCACCTGCACCAACTATAACTGTGTAGGCTTGTCCGGGTACAACTGGAATTTGATTGACATAGGTTAAACTACCGCCACCCCCCGATCCGCCAAATGCAGGGTCAAAACCGCCACCGCCGCCTGCACCAACTGCCACCACATTCACCGAATAAACACCGGTTGGTGCTATCCAAGTATGTGTGCCGGGTGTGGTAAACTCCACCTGTCCTTGATAGTTTTTATCAACTAAGCCTGAATCAACAAATGAGACTCTGCGCCCTGTTACTAGTGAATTTGCCCAGATTTCCATACGCACTATTCTAGGGTTATTCGGTATAGAAATTTCTTGTGTTTTGATTGTTATTTGGCCAACACCGCTGTTCATTACAACTTGACCAGATAATGGATAAGTTCCTGCCGTGCCGCCTTGGAAATAATTTTCAGTATTTACAATTCCAGTCCATCCACTAAACAGTTGCAATCTCCAGAAAAACGTCCCGGTAAGTGCGCGAGTATCCCTCACAGTAAATGTAACTTGATCGCCTTCAAAAATAATTCTTGTTGCGGGTGCGTATCCTCCCGGATTGTACCCAAGTGATGCTACTGTAGGTGCCGATTCGGCCAATACTGATATTGGCGTAGTGACTTCTAATTCAATAGCTTTTAATCCGCCAGTACCTAATCCACTTACCACAGCACTGTAATATAAACTACTCGGCTGTTCAGAACTATCAGGTAAACGTACCGTTAGCCCTTCATACGAATAAGTAAAATCACCATTAGGAGCAATTGGGTTATAGTTAGTGCCGGTTGGATTGACATGTAAAGGACCCGGTAACCAAAGGTTATTATTTTGACCAAAACCAGTTACAGTTTCAATAAGAGCTCGATTACCAGGTTGTGCGCCAGTTACGCCAAATTTAAAGTTGTCAAATATATTGACTTTGTATTTGAATACTTGACCGCCCTGTGCTTGCCCGATACCGTTAAATACACCAGGACTCACATACAAGGCTTCGTTACCATTGTAAGTGTAACTTTGCGTAGTTGTTGTGGTTGATGTGCTTGTTGTAGTCGTTTGTCCTGGAGCTAAGGTAAACTTAGTGAGAGTAAAGTTATCTAAATATAGATAAGCACCAACTTTCATTCCACCTGCGCTGTCATATGATCCATGTACAACAACAACACGATATTGCCCAGCTAATGCTCCATTCGTTAAAGTATAATTTACTGTTTGCCACCCAGAGTTAGTTCCATATGTGTCTAACAAAACAATAGAACCGCAGGTTTGAGTATTTAATAGGTAAATCATAACCGCGTAGGTATCGCCTTGCGGATCTTTGGCAGCACGCCAGTTAAAGGTTATTTGGTCGCCGGTAGTGAATGCAAAAGAATTATCACTAATCATAATGGGACCGCGCATGATCCCAAAAGCATTAGGATTGGTTTGACTTACTACACCAGCGAACACGCCAGAATTCTTTAACTCGACAATATACTTTCCGGTGCCACCGGGTACAGCTAAACTAGAATATAAAGGATTAGAGGTGTCAAGTATACGTACACTGTAACTAGGGTTGTTAGTTAAATTTGTACTGAAGGTTACGTTATCGCCGGGACTGCTGAAACCAGCTGGTGGAGCCGGCGTAGGACTAACTGTTAATCCCGGTGTGAAGCAATTTAATATCTGAGCATTTCCAGCTAAACGTGTAACTTGCTTAAGTACCTTCCAGCCTAATAGATTATATCTAAAATTATCCTCAGTGATACCGGTTACAATTTCAAAATCACCATTAATAATTTGCCCGGCATCGTAAGCAGCGCCATAAAAATTGCTTAGTGCTAGCCTTCCGTAGACTGGTATATTGGTCCTTACACCATAGGGATAACCTACTGTGCCTAAAGGGATTATCCCTGCACCGGCATAGTAAGAACTTAATCTAGTTGATCCTGAGCAATTATTTGGCATATCTTATATTTATTCACTAAAAATTATGTCAAAGTCCATGTCTTGTACGATAAGCAGTAAACTCGTTAGAAACTTCTATCGCCGACAACGCACGTGGCCATATCCTAACAATGCTTATCTTACCTTGATGTACAGAACTTCCCGAAACGTAGGTTCCGACCGTGTACGGTTTTGATGCACTGCTAACATAGGTACTGCCTGCAACCGGTGTGCCTACGGCGTTACCATTAATGTATAATTTTAATGTACCGCTGTTGCTGACAGCAGTGATTTGACACCAAGTTGGACTAATAAAGGATGATAGCACAATGTTATGCGGAGCAGATGTTTCTATGACTGTTCCGCCAGTTTCTCTGCGCCTAAAATATACATTAGTATTGTCGTACCATATGCCGTAACTATCAGTAGTAAAATCTCCCTTACCAAAAACTCTTATAGTTCCGGCAGGAGGTGTTGTTAGAGATATCCAAATATCTAATGTAAGATCTCCGGTTATGTCATACAGACTATGCGTACCTGAAGCATCATACCCTTCAAAGAATATAGTTCCACCGTTAAAGTTCAATCCACGACCCACACCAACTGTACTTGTGTAAGTTATCGAAGTACCAACACTACCCCCATTGGTTCTAGCCTTTGTTGCACTACCTGATAGATCATTCCAATAATCAATATTTGAGGCACTTGATAAGTCGGTTCCCGGATAGCTTGATGTCGAAGCACTGTCTAAGAACAATATCGGTGCCAATGAAATAGTTGTAGTACTGGTCGTAGTTGTTGTGGTACTAGGGCCTGCTGTAGTTGTTGTAGTTGTAGTTGGACCCGATGTAGTGGTTGATGTGGTGCTGGTACTTGTTGTACTAGTAGTCGGGTTTAGAGCCGGCCCTAGAGTATTAGAGTACGCTGTCACATTACCATTTGGGCTGCGCTTTCTTAGCCTAAAGTAATAATAAAGATCTAAAGGTGTTAGGGTGTAAGAGTTATCAATGTCGCCGGTATTGGTCCAAATATCATTTGGTGGCAGGTCGGGACTACGTTCCCACATACTACCTGTGCTAGATCCGGCTGGATCCCAAACAGCGTCAGCAGTCATAACTAAATTGCCACCAATATAGGCACTGCCGCCTATAGTCGGACTCGATAGCAATAGATACGTAGGTGCGATGGTTGTAGTTGAGGTAGTTGTGGTACTTGACGTTGTTGTAGGACTGAATGGTGACGAACTTGTAGTGGTACTAGTTGTACTTGTTGTACTAGTGGTTGTAGTTGTTGGCAACGGCATCAATGTCGTAGTGCTAGTAGTGGATGTAGAAGTACTAGTTGATGTAACAACAATTATGTTCAAAAACAATTGAGCAGTTACTGGTGCCGATAATGATAATAATCTCAACTCAACTACAATTGATCCTAGCCCAGTTGTGTCAAAACTGGTACTCGCTGCATAGCGTGTTCTACCGGGTACTGTCGGTGTTGAATCTGTGTACAACGGCCCTTGCCTATTTGGTGCTACTGTACCGCCGCCAGTGACTGTAACATAAAATAGTACGTTTGGAAAATCGCTTTCAACATTTACTGTAATTGGTTGTCCAATTACATAAGAACTCGATACCCCAGTGTGCGTAATAACCCAATTGCCTGCGTTTGTTGTAGTGGTAGTAGTGGTCGAAGGTAATGTAGTTGTACTTGTTGTAGAGGTACTCGTGGTTGTTGTTGATGTTGACGTTGTAGATGTTGTAGTTGGAGGTGGTGCTATTGTAGTTGTCGTTGATGTTGTTGTTGATGTACTGGTAGTACTTGTGCTAGTTGAAGTTGTACTAGTGCTTGTACTAGTTGTGCTAGTTGAAGTAGTACTTGTAGTCGTGCTAGTTGTTGTACTCGTAGTGGTTGTGGTAGGTGTAGCACTATAGTTTACATTAGCTAACTGTTGAATACTTAATCCAACGTAATTTGATTGTGTTCTCACCGGAAAAGTGAACTGCTTACCAACAATATCATCTAATTGTAAACCACCAGTTCCTAAATTCAATACATCAACAATTTGTGAATTAGCTACAATCGGACCTGTAGGACTTCCTCTACGTAGTCTTACTATAAATTGTTTAAGATCATTTTTATAACGTCCACGGCTAATCTGTGCTATGTTAGCTGACTTGTATCCAATATGATTTATGTTAGTAAAAGTGTTGCCGCTGGCAATGAGTGCATTGGCTAAATTAGCGTAATCAAATGAAGATTGACCTAAAGAATTTATAGTAACTATTTCACTGTTTGCTAGTATCTTACCTGTTGGTCCATTCTCACGGATTCTTACTACAAATCTTTTGTTACTAGATGTGTAGTTACTAACTTTGGCATCTAACGTTCTTAAAGTCGTATTTGACACAAACGTAGTAGGAAAATTTACTAGAAAGAATACCGAGCTGCCTTTGGGTACTGTAGCATCAAAATACAGTCGCGCATCTACTACAGCTGATCCGAAATCATTTAAGTTACCAGTAAAACTTCTAACAGTTCCTGTAGGAAGATAAACATTTCCGGTAAAAGCTAACCTAGGTGGCCCATCGGTAATTTCTAAAAATAATGGAGTTTCAGATGGTGCATAGTTACTTTCAAAACTCACGCCAGACATTGATATAAAGCTAGAATTCTGCGTCAAGTGCCTATTGGCTAGATATCCGGTGGTTATAAGATCTGCTGATGTAAAAAACGCATCAAGTAATGCTGTATTAGCAATAGAGTAACCATTTACTAGCGAATAGTTTACCCAGTAGGCCAAACTTAATGAGTCTGGAGTTCTATATTGACCGTATCTTATACCAGAACCAGTGGTGTAAGCAGAGTTAGTCGTAAACAATGGAACAAGATTAGCAGTTTTTTCAGTATAAACTGTTACGTTGGCATTTGTTGTGTTAAAATCGGGATTGTTTATCCATCCGGTCACAAACTCAGAAATGCTAAAAGTTATATCAGATGAGCTCGATCCTTGTATATTAAGCCGCGGAAAGTAAGTACGCGAATAAGGCGCAGTTGTAGTTGATGTGCTAGTAGTCGTTGTAGTCACAATTGTGTATTATACCAATTATAGTTTACCCACTAACCAACGACGAATCGTTTGAAGGATTAACTACAAAAGTTACATTCTGAGAAATTTGAACAACTTGATCAGATTTGCGTCTTATGCTAATCCTTGCTACATTTGTGCCGATGCCAGTTGCCTTAACAAGTACCGACGAATACAATGACCTAGCAGTGCTCCAACTGTACCATGTGTTCATGTTATAGGTAACACCGAGCGTAGTAAGCCCATTATCGGCAGTGATTGTGCCACTAATTTGTTCAACCTTAAATTCAAATAAGCTGCTTAAGTTTTCGTATTGCAGCGTGGACCAAGGGATTCCAGGGAAGTTAGTTGTACCGTTCCAGTAAAGAATTAAACTAGCAATGTCGTAATCCACTATATCGCTGGTGGGTAGTTGTAATTGGAATGTTGGTAACGGCAAGTCTGGTAACTTTGTTGCGTCCCATGCCTCAGACAAATTAGTTGTCCAGTATACAGCAATAGCACCTTGTGTGCCGGCTGTACTAGGTACTGTAGTAGATAGGGCTCCAAATCCACCACAACCATAATAATTTTTATTTCCGGATATACTTGGTATTACTGAAGTGTAAGAATGTTGTGTTAAATCTAGTGAAGTAAAGACTGCTGAATTAGTTGCAGTTGATCTTATTACTAGAGCGAATCCACCTACACCACCTGTGTTATTTCCGGTCATTGCAAGAAGATGAGCACCTGCTGCTACATTGAAAGTACCGGATGATACTACACTGTAAGAATTACTGGTGCCAATTACAACATTATCAATCGAAAAAGAACCCGAATTATCAACTGATAATTCCCATGCGTATGTTCCTGCTTCTAAATATAAAGGAACAGAAACACTAAACGATCCTGCGTTAGAATAAGATTGCCATACAGCATAAATTTGTATAAATTCGCACCACCCGTTATGAATCACCGTACCTGTTCTAAGGATGTCATCTCTAGCTGTAGCTAAAGGTTCATAATAATCAAACTTGCTCCAGCTACCGCTATTCAAGATTTGACTGGTATTTTGAACAGGACGTCCGCTAACACCGCCTGTGGCTTTAATGTTTCCTCTAACATCATCACGTCCTGCTGTACCTGCAGCTCCGGCACCTCCACCTCCACCTCCACCTCCACCACCGTCATCAGTTGCCGGTGCAGCGTCTTGACCATCTAAATTAGATAAACTGCTGTATGCTAACGGAAGACCTGTGCTTGTTACTGCGTGTCCACCATTTACTCGTAAACTACCTCCACCTCCACCTGCCCCACCGCCAGCACTAGCAACTCCATAAGTGGTGCTACCTACACTAACAATTAACGCTGTTGAACCACCCCCAGCACCACCTCGCCCGCTTACACCGCGTGGTCCATCTGTAGAACCATTACCACCGCGTGACGAATAGCCAACCCCTGAGGGAAAACTAAATCCTATACCACCTACTCCATAATCCACTGCACCGCCCAAAGATCTAATGCTTTGGGCAATGGCTCCTCCTGAGCCAACACCACCTTTCAATATCTTAGGTTCAGATGTTGCTGGTAGAGTAACTGTACCAAGCAAAACACCACCACCTAATCCACTACCGCCCTGAGAACCATCATCAGAGCCACCACCAGAACCACCTCCACCTATAAGTCTAAACATAACTTTAACAGAAGCTGTTGGTAATGTTGCAGTACCTGTGAGTGTTTGAATTGAACCATTAGTAATCAAATATGCAGTACCAGATAGTGTTGATGATGTATCATTAATTACAAGAAACGCGGTTGCAAGGATGATTGGTGATGTTCCTAAAGTAACAGTTAAAGTTTCTGTACCTTCTTGAGTAACATCTGCACTTAAGGTAACTGTTAGAGAAACAGTTCCACCCACTATGAAGCTGCCCGTTAACGACGGGCTACCAACTAGGTCGGCTTGGCTGATTCCGGTAATAGAATACGGTACACTAGTTCCATTGGCAACATTAGTAGTTGTCATTTGAATTCTAATAGTGTCGCCTTCGTTAGCCGATGTTATAACTGCATTACTTGCGTTGAAGAACTGAACATTGTAAGTTGGTAACGCAGTAGTTGTAGTTGTAGTAAGCGCAATTACAGACACTTCTAATGTTCTAGTATTTCCACTAGTAACAACTTGCCCAACTAAAGGAGTAAACGTGACCACAGCCGATAGCAGGCCAAGAGGGAATAGTGAACTAGAATCAACCGGACTTGTATAGGTTCCTGATACCGATAATGTACCAGTTATAGTAGCTGTAGTAGAGTTACTGTAAGTAACAAGAATACTAAAGGTAGCACCAGGTGGCCCGCCTGAGATTTCATAACTGTAATTGTTGCCTTTTATATAACTACTAATCGAATAAGTTGTTTGTGACCCAGACTTCAAAGTTGCAGGGAATCCAGTAAATGTTATGCTTGGGTTGTAATTAGATGGTGCTAGTGTTGTAGTTGAAGATGTTGATGTAGAAGTTGTAGATGTTGTTGTACTTGTTTGCGGAGCCTGTGTAGTGGTAGTAGTAGGGGGCAACGGAACACACCCGAACTCGATCTGCAATTCACTTAGTGCTAATGATACAGGAGGATTAACCCAGGCTTTTATAGTCACGACTCTATCCTATTAAACAGCCCGAGCGTTTTTTAATACATTAACCTCGGCTCTTAGTTCTTTAATACCTTCGACTATCAAACCCATTAAACGTTCATACCTGACTGCTAATAAACCATTCTGTCTACGCTGTGTAGCTTCTGGCAACACACGATGTACACCACCAGCTAAAAGTCCAGTTTCACGTTGTTCTACTGTTTTACCATGTTCTTCAGCTTGTTCATTCCAATTGTACAACACACCTTGTAATTCTTCTATTTTATCTAGGGCGTTTTCAATTTTTACAATATTAGTTTTTAGGCGTTCGTCACTTAGACTAAATCCAATTATATCACCTTTTACTTCAAAGTCACCATTGTCATGTATAATTGCTTTAGCCTCAGTAACTGTGGTACCATTTTGTGTCGTATGGAATTCAATTTTAACTCCATTAGCTGCACCGGTCCAAGTTTGTGAACTTATCATTCGTATGATTGCACGATCGGTACTAAAGGCACTGCCCGAATGGCCACGTGCAGTAACATCGGCTAGTACTGTACCTAACTGAGTAGCAGCAGTAGTACCAGTGAGCCCAAACAATGGCCCACGTCTAAATGTCATTGTTGGTGTAGCAGTTAAACCAGAACCATATCCATCTAACAATACACGAACACCTACTTGATCTTCACTGTGAACGTGTAGAGCTGTGTTAGGTAAAGTTGCGTTAAGCGTTCTTGTTGCACTAACACCGTTATTAATTTCTAGTTTGCTTGTTGCTGCTGCGGTTTTATTAATACCAAAATTACCAGACTGTGGTTGAAAACTTAATCCCTTTTCTTTAGCAACTTTAGTTGGTGGCAGGCCGGTATCTGTTTCAACAAATGTAGTATAATGAACTGTGTTACTAGTTTTATCTAATTGCACCCCACCGCCTGAACTTACAAAAGCACTACCGTCGTAGACCTTCAAAATTTTGTTAGTAGAGTCATACCATAATTGCCCAGTAAGTGGATTGGCTGGTTGTGTACTTCTGCTAAAGTTTTCTAACAGTTTGACAAAGTTTTCGTTAAAATATTCACCGTAACCGGCAAAATTCCTACCTATAAGTGCGAGACTCGTAGAATTAAGGTCAGCGGTACCATCTTCTAGGGTAACAAGTAAGTCGCCGTTAGACTTATTAATACTGTAAGACATTAGATTCTAAGCTCCATATTATTATATTTATTTTAGGATAATCCGGTTAGATTTGTTAAACTTTGAATTCGTATGGTGTAATCAATTTGAATTAACCTGTTTAAACTCTTTTGTATAGGATGGAATACTACGTGGGTAAGCAATTTACCTTTACCAGGTCCACTTGGATTCCAGGACTTAAGCCCAATTTCATCAAAAATAAATGTAGAGTCAACTGTACTTAAATTATCAAATGCAGTTTGACCACTCGGTTCACCATAATCCAGCAAACACGTACACAAGATATCAGTGTACACAGTACCAGGAACGTGCCTAACGGTCATACTATTACGAACTGGATCAGTATTATCTGCATCAGTGTCATCTATAATTTTGAAGAAACTAGGATTATATAAATCGGCATTCTGAGTGTTAGTGTTAGTTGGCAAATAATTAATAACACCAGTGGTGTCAAAGCTAGTACCGCCACGACCGAAATGCATTTCGGTTATAAAATTGGTTTTCTTATTAGCTAAACTGTAAGCAAGGGCTTCGCTTATATTTTCAAAATGGATGGCGTTATTTTTGTCTAAAAACACTTCACTGTTTTCTGGATCAAAAATACGTACATGTCCTACTATATTAAGTACAGAATCTGTTTTCATTATGCTCGGCCCTGCGTATAAATTTCTCCGGTTTCAGGATCTGATATTTTTAAAAAACCTTGAAACATGATACCAGAATGATCATCTGGTTTCTTTTCTTCGGATTTCTTGTCTGAATCTTGTGGTTCAATCGGTTGTTCTGTATTTATCATAGTAATTTATGGTAATGAAAGTTGTATTGCACACCAGTTAGTAGACCATACTGTTGTAGTTATTCCATTAGCTGTGGTGCTTGTGAATCCCCCATTTTGTACCCCTAACACTGTAAACTTAATGGTACCCGTTTGACCAACTGTGAGTAGTCCGGCATGTACTGCGGCCACCCTCCAGTCGCTGTCATCAGTATATGGGTTACTACCCCATACACTACTACCAGATGCCGCACCAGTAATTGTTCTAGTAATAACTTCATTAGCTATACAACTAGGTGATATAACATTACTTGGCGCAGCTGGATCTATTGTACAAATAGGTGACCTAGCTAACACTGTTCCATTTAAATCGCTGCTTGTAATCAGTACTTGGAAATTCTCTGCTGCACCAGATACTTCCCCAGTTGGAATATTAATAACTCCTGAGGTGGCCGATGTTGGCAAATTATTAGGCGTTCCTCGATGACCTGCACTAATACCAGAGCCCGAAAAAGCTGTATTAGTGCCCGGATCAACAATAAACCATCCTTGAGTCGTGCCTACCGCTCCGGCTGGTGCGTTCCAAGTAAATGCAAATGTACTACCTCCAGATTTATTTGTTGGAGGTGTCACAGTAATGGACCATGGCGGCGGTGCTGCACTAATCTTATCTATGTTATCTAAATAAAGACTAGCGCCTAATGCAGTACCACCTGAAGCATCTTGACTACCACAAATAAACACAAATCTATATGTGCCAGTTTCGTTTGACTGTATTTCCTTCTCAACACGTATCCATGGTGTAAATGTATTGCCAAAACTATATGAACTAGAGTCCAATAACTCTATTGTTCTTCCGTTTGATGTATCTAACAAGTAAGCATAAACATCATAGTCATCTCCACCAGCTTCGGCCTTCCAATGGAAGAATACTTTATCCCCAGTGTTACAAACAATGGGATTATCGGCTACAAGATATGGGCCACGGACTATACCAAATGGTACGCTGGTCCCGCTACTAATTAATCTTATCACATTAGCGCCACCAAAATTACCTGCGCTATCTGGAACCACACTAAACGAATAACTCATACTAACTGGTGCATCTTGATCACCGTATGGGGCAGGCGTTGATGCATAACTTGGCGTAGGATCATTGGGTGTTGGCCACCCTAATATAGTACTAAAGCCATTCAATCGTAAATGATTTGGTGTAGTTCCTACACCTGGTTTATATATACTCCAACCAGGGATATGGTCAACTCCGTTGCCGTCGGTAGTTCGAGGGCTAAAAATTTCAAAGTCGCCATTAAAGAAGTTAACTAACGCAGCCCCAGGCGGAGGTGTAGCTACAGGACTAAGAGTGGTAGTTGTTGTAGTAGTGGCTTTACTTTCATCGCCGACTGTTACAGTAGAAGTTCTTAATGGTGCTGGTGCTGGAATAGCATTGGGGTTAGACAAGTAAATGCCTAAAATAATTGTTTCCGACCCTTCTTCAACAGCACCAGGGTCAACACTGGTGTTAGGGGTGTAATCTTCACTTAGCGTGAAACTTATGCTTGCAACACCGGCTCTATATCCACCACTTACAGTTAGAGTATTTGTGCCTGGGTAATTATCAAAATCTCCACTTGTGGTCGTTCCTACGTTTTTCCAGTAAATAACGTTACCGGGCCTAATTCCATCTGTATTAATATTGAAGGTTACTGTTTGCCCTTCATTAATTGTTGCGCTACTTGGAGTAATAACCACTGTAGGAGCTACGCTTGTATCAGCTATGTTTAATGTAATGGGCCCTGCTACAAGACTATTAGCGTCGAAAGTAGCTGTAGCATGAACATTGGCAAAAATTATTTCTGCACCTTCAGTAAGGTAATCTTCTACTAGTGTAATAGTAACATTTGCACAGGCACCAAACGTAGTACCTGTAGTTGTCATTGTACCCCAGGTCAATGGCAGATTGTAATCAACATTAGAACTAGTTCCTGTTAAATTATAAAAAAAGGTAGTATTGGCTTGTATGCCAGTAGTGTACAAATCTAAACGGACAGTTTCACCTTCATTGACCATGAGAATTTGTCCAATACCAGCACTCGACAGATAACTTGTAATTGTGGCAGTAAGTCCATAGCTAGGATCAGGCGTGTCTGTAATATACACTACGTTCGCGGTTTTCAGAATAGTTCCAGATGCAGAACCAGAACGCAAATTCAATACAATAGACTTGGTTGCAGTGGCACCAGGACTACGAACAGTGTCTAATTTAATTAACCCAAAACCAGACGCATACCCGCCACCCATAACTACACTACCTGAACTAGTTTGAACAGCAAAGTCAGAAGGCTGGCTAGTTCCTGAATTAGTCCAATATAGAGTAGTACCAGCAGCAATACCTCTTGTAGTTACGTCATATATAATGCTTGAACCTTCACCTATACTAGTAACCCTAGGTACAATGTAATATTCAGGAACAACACTTATATCATTAATGGTAACGGTTTCTGCTGTAGCAACAATTGGTCCAGATACGGACCCAGTGCGTACATTAAAAATTATTGTTTCAGAGCCTTCGGTGCTAACATCCATTGCAGGTGTAAGGTTAACACTGGCAGTCCCATTATTATAATCACCTGTTACTTGGAAACTACCATTATTTGTATATCCCAATCCAGCGCCAACAAAATCAATTAATTGGCTAGTTCCGTCGTTAGTCCAATACAAAGTAGTACCAGGCACTAGATTTATTGTATTAATTTGAAAACGAATAGTATTGCCTTCGTCCACTGCCGTGGCTGCTGGAAAAGCTGCGTATTGTGGTCCTGGTGCATATTGTCCAGTGTTACTATAGCGCAATGGACCGACATCTTCTACATCTGATCCAACAAGATGTACGTCAGGAACCCCGGTACCACCAACCCCTCTACGAATACGCCCTAAGCGATTATTTTCTTTTTCATAGTAAATAATACGCTCGCCATTCACATGGATAATACCAGGTAGCGGTACCGATGGATCTGGAGTTCCTAGCACGTTTCCATCTGTTACAAATACATTTGTATTGGCTAGGTACAGTGGTTGCGACAACTTTACTACATAGGTGTTATTAAAGGTTGAACGAAATCTCTGTTCGTTCATATCAACAAATACTCTAAAACCACTAGCAAACTGTTCGTCACCGTAACTGATGTTGGTTAATTGCATAATTTAATATTTATTGATCGATTTTATGTACCTATGTTGTCGCTGGTTTCATTTACACCAAAACTACTTATATAATTTAGTAGAGTTCTTGGCGCACCGGGTATGTCTGCGACTGCTAGCGATTGGTAGCCTGAATCTAAATGAGCCGTTGGGGTACCACTGGTTGGCGTAAACAAACTAGTGTGCGAAGTGAAAGCAATTTTATCTATTGGTAGTGTATCGTAATAGGTTTGTTTACCTAGACCACCATTATTAATTCCTCCAGCCTTGAACCAGTAGCCGTTTCTATTATTAAATGCACCGCCATCATTACCTAATGTCAATATATATAATATATGCCAGTTACCAGCCGTATATCCCCATATTCCACCATGCGTAGCACCAACACCACCTTGGCCTCCACTAGCAGTAGTTTCCCCGCCAAAGTTCGATGAAGTTGAGCTACTGCCAAGATAGTCGCCGTTATTATCCGCACCAAAATTAAACACTGTCCAATCGTCAGCATCTTCACTACCATCACCTTGAATTATTTTTACCCTACCTAATTTAAAATAATTTCCTGTACCATTATCTACTTTATCATATAACGGAAGAGAGGCAAAACCAACATTCCAGGGGTCGGCAGCTAAAGTAGTTGTAGTAGTGGTTGAACTAGTGGAAGTAGATGTAGAAGTTGTAGAAGTTGTAGAAGTTGTAGAAGTTGTTACTGTGGCAACAGCTATAGACAGAGCATGACTAGGAAGATTTGGATTTCCAACAGCATCATCAAATTTACTGTCATCTATATACAATTTGATAGATCCGTTTGTATTAGCAGTTGGTGTTACTTGAACTTTATACAAATTATCGCGAACAGATCTAAAATTGCTTAAAACTCCATCACCGGTGACTGTTATATCACTTAGATTAAAATTAGACGTAACGTTTGATGTAATAATCATAACATTGGTTGTTTCGCCATACGTCAGGTACTCGTCATCACTGAACATTGATACCCAAGGTCTTCTAGTGTCATAGTATAATGTTAAGTCATTACTACTGGTGTTTGGATTACCGTTAGCACTGGTGTACGCTGCGGCTTGAACATTAGCGACAATATTACCGGTGAGTCCTTGAACATTGCCCCGGGCCCAACCTTCGGTGCCTGTCTTAATTATTTGTTCGTAAGCTGGAACTTTAAAATCACTTGAAACTAAGACTCGAGCATGGGTGACATACATGGCCTCATCACTTTGAGCTTGGTCTGCACCAAAATACATATACAAATTAGCAGTAGAAGCAGTGTGACTTATCCAACCTGTATCTACTATAAAATAACCATCCCTGGTGTCCCCAGAAAAAGGACTATAACTATAGGTGTTATCTTCTACCCACTGAAATACCGAACATAAGTTAGTTGTTATTTCTGCGGGATTATTTAAATAACTATATTTCACGAATCTAAGATATTCTATGCCATCAATGGTCAATGTATGCTCTTCGCCGTCTATACTGTCAACAAAATGCCAATAAAATTTATAACGTAGTTTTGTGTGTGCAGGTATGCTGGGAACTTCAAGTTTAAATCCGGTTTGCGGTGAATATCCATGCCCGGTTCCTGTACCTAATGCCCCGTATGTCATTGTGTATGTTGTACTGGGTGTCCAATAAGATAATGTAGCAGTTGGATCTAAGACTTCATCAACTAATACTGTAGATGTATGTTTATATCCAATAAACACATGACTATATCTTAAAGAAGACCAAGTATCAGTTCTAACTCCACCAAAGTTATCATTTAGTATATTTCTTAACCCAACATTACAACTAGTTGCATCAAAACTTGTCATAACCAATAAATTACCAGTTGGTATAGCAGTAAGATAATTCATTAGATCACCAACTTCGGTGATACTGCCATAAGTGTCTTTGGTAACAGTGCCGTCTAGATCAAACACATTTGTATTTGATTCCACGTCAAAATAGGCCACAATATGGCCTCGACCAATAGTTCCGATTGAGGTACCATTTAACTTGATGTAACTGACAAATTCCCCGGAAGGTTGATTATAATTACTGGCCTGCACTTCGATTTTACCTTCGGGCGGAGTGTAGGTAGCTGTATATACCGTATTGCTACCAGAAAAATTATCTATGGTACCAAAACCAAATTTAGATATATCTGCCAATACAAAGTTAGTTGTTGCTAAATTACTTGTAAATGTCAAAGTTGAAGTTTCATTATATTTTAAGAATAAATCAGTGGCACTTATTGTCATTGTAGGAAAACGTGTATCTACTGCTATAGTCAGTAAATTACTGTCACGGTTCCTATTGCCAATAGTGTTGGTAAACTTACCAGCTGCAACATTAACCGATAAAGTCCCCAAAGAATTAACATTCCCTGTTATGTTTGCGTTATAAACTGTAGAACTCACTGCAACAAAATTGGAAATAAAACCCGGACCTGAGCAAGAAATGTCTACATTAGAAAAATTCGATGTAGCATTACTTGTGGTAAATGTTAGCATAGCGACATCACCAGATTTTAGAGCATTGTCATCAGTTGTAATTGCAATTTCTGGTCGTATAGTGTTTAGTGTAAAAGTTAGTGTATTAGAACTTGAGTTCCATACTCCGCTACCGCTAGCAGTTTTAAAACTACTACTCGGTAAAAATACACTAAATGATCCTGTTATATCGACATTAGGTTCTAGCATCATTGTAGCTGTTGTACCATAATAACTAAATGATGTAAGATTACCTCGACCCCCGGCTATAAAATCGCTCAAAGTAAATTGCACTGGATCAGCTGGCTCACTTAGTAAAGCAGTTATAATAGGTCTTTGATGAGCTAATATTGTACCTGACAAATTGCTACTTAAAGTCACAGTTAATGGTGCCGGCGAATCTGTAGTTGTAGTTGACGTGGTTGATGTAGTAGACGTTGTTGTCGTAGACGTTGGTATAGGGGGTATGGTGGTTGTAGTATTAATAATAACTGGACCCGGAATCGCACCACCTATATGATAATGACTGAACGCTACATTTTGAGACTGACCAACTAAGTTAGCACTGAAAACAAACCTTTGTGTACCTGGAAAAGAGTTGGCCTTACTAGCATCTAACCGCAATATCAAACCATTAGATATAAATTGACCAATTGGTTGATATAGTTCAATACTAACATGACTTAGATACATAGCTTCGTCACTTTGCCCTTGGTCATGTCCTAGAATATGAGTAGCAGTAAATGTCGAACTCATATGATTTATGAAACCAGTATCAAATTCCACATACCCATTGGCAGTACTATTACTTCCCCACGGCGCATAACTGTAAGTTGCTGGTACCCAAGTAGCAGAGGAAAATCTATTATACGTGAATAAAGGTGCTCCGGGTGTGCCTGCACCTGGGAATCCGGTCTTAGTAAACTGAGCATAAACCTGCCCATCTAAACTTAAGCTACTTTGTTCGTTATCTAAGCTATCCACAAAATGCCAAAACACTCTATAACGCAATCTGGAATGACTGGGTAAATTATTTAGGGTTAAGGTATAAGTTCCAGAATTAGGGCCATGGCATGTCACTGTACCTAACCCTGTTATACTAGACATAGTATAGGTGTTGGAATTAGACCAATTAACCAAATTAGTATTGGCTAATGCACCCTCGTCGTAATAACTTATTGTCGGCATCGATTAATCCATTGTGTTTGATGAAGCAGAATCGCTGTTAGTAACTCCGGCACAATTATCTGGTCTTGTATTACCACCAGTTGCATATATAATTTCTGTGCCTGCGCTATTACAGAAACTACTCCAACCACCACGCCAAGGAGCTTGATCTACTCCGTATGGAGGACCGCCTGCTGCGGAGCGAGTAGTCGATTGCAGTCCACCTTGTCCACCTGCACCTACTTTAATTATATATTGTGTTCCTGCTGTAACCGTGTAATTAGTTAACAAGCCAGCCCCGCCACCACCACCGCCGGCGTTAACACAAGGCCCAGTAGCTCCGCCGCCACCGCCAGCAATGATACCTACACTAATCTGAGTGACACCCACCGGTACTGTAAAGTTTCCTATAAGAGCACCATCATAAACATTGGATGAACTGCGCTTAGTTGAACTAGCACTATTATCCCATTCTATAGCTTGACCACCATTAATTAATCTTGTAGCTCCAAACGTTGTTAGATCACTGTTAGTAAACACATAGCTACCACCTGTTATTGTAATTCTAACTAGACCGCCTGTGCCATCGCCACCATCAATTGGTGCTGTGGTGGCATTAGCACTGTCGGTTTCTACACCACCGCCACCATTACCTACCCCAGTTGCGTTAATCGTAGATGAATTGTATCCAGAAAGACCCCCTGTGCCTGCTGAACCTGCTGTGGTATATCCGCCACCTGAACCGCCTGTTCCGTAAGAACCGTCAGTGCCGACCAAGCTGCTCCAAGATCCACCGCTACCACCTAATGGGCTAGCACTACCACCACCGGCATTACCTAAGTGCCCGCCTGAAGCTGAATATCCACCTCTATATCCTGTAAATAAACCAGGAGAAGCTAATGGCCCAAACCCATTACCGCCCCAGGCTGCATTAGTTGCAGGGATACCAGGAGGAACTGGTGGCTGCGGTGGTAAAGTAGTTGTAGTTGTTGTAGTTGATGTTGAAGTAGTCGTACTTGTAGTTGACGTAGTTGTTGCTGGAGGACCATAACGACTGCGTGTAGCAAAATACATATCAACAACTTCATCGTCGGTCAACGAACGATTGTAAACATAGACTTCACCAATATCGCCATCAAATTCATATCTATCCGGGGTAGCACTAGGATTAGTAAAGTTAGCAAAAGTTATGCCAATACCTGCTGTGCCAGATGTTGCTGAGCCGGTTACTTGAACTAAAGTACGCTTACCACCGTTAATATATAACTTGTTGTTGTTTACATACGTACTACCACCAATTGTGTTATGGAATACAGCTACCACAAACATCCAAGAATTTTGATACATGGACATCTCTGATGCAGGTACACCGTACAAATCACCAGCACTATTGTTAAAGCCTAAAGATCCAGATGGCATCCATAATCTGTAACCAGTTTTCCACTCCATTGGGAACCCGTTAGTTTCAGCACGCCAACGCATCCACATACAAACAGTATTGTACTCGCCTGGTGTTGTGTTAATACCGTTCATTGATGTAATAGATGTTGCGCGATCATTTACTGCATTATTAAGACCAAAACTGAAAATACCTTGTTGCTGTATCGACCAAACAGGACTATTATCTAATAACTGGAAGTGGTTTTGATATGAGCTTAAATCGTACCAAGTGCGACCTGACAACATATTATTATTAGTAGTAAATCTTACCACACGTTGCTCACCAGGCAACATTGTAAATGCGCTTGGTGTAACATTAGCTGTGCCTCCACCAGGTGCTTCCACAAGACTAATAGTAACTGGATATGGTACAGGATTGCCGGAACCGGTTAAACTGAGTGTAAATGAATCTGAAGTGCTTAAATTCGATTCTGTGTAAGGTACCTCAATTGAACTGGAACTGGCACCTAATATACTCAAAGTAAGCGGACTTGGACCAGATGTTGTAGTCGTTGTTGTGCCTATTGCAGCATTAGATTGTGATAAGACACGAATACTTAAGCTATCATATATAATACCGGGCAATAATTCTTCAGGCGCACGTGAGAAGATTCTGTCAACAAATTTACCACCTGCTACTCGAATATTACCAGCACTTATACCTGCGTTACTACCAAAAGTGTCACCTATTAAGATAGTATCTTGCCCGGTACTACTGCCCACAGTAAATGGGTTAAACGGGTCTATACCCGGAACTAGTCTACCTAAGTCTTTGGGTATATTACCATTATCTGTACTAGGAGCATAATAAGCAATAATACGATCGTTAGCATTGTCAAATTCATCACTTGTAACTAAACGTAAAAGACCTGGTGTGAATACCGAAGAATTATAAGCACTATCAACAACTTGATAGGCCCGATTATTATAACTTAGATAAGTACCAATTGGATAGTTTACATTAGGTTGCCAATCTTGCACCTTACTTGTGTATTGTATTCTATCAAACTTGATGGTGGTCTTTATACGACGTACTTTATTATTAGTTAATCTAGCCGATAATACAGCAGACCCAACGTCTTTAGATGTGTCTAATGAACTTGTAACAATTTTCTGACTACGCCAGGCCTTACCATCAAAAATATAGACTCTTTCACCATAAGTGATGCTTTGCCCGGTCTGCGGTGATGTTGGTACTGTAAGTGGTGTAGAGAATACATAGTTTTTAGGATCAGCTCTTAACGCTGCCAGGTACCCGCGTTCAATCTTAAAGGTCACGCTTGCATAGGCATCGGGCGCATTATCAAATGAACCTGCATAGTGTTCAATACCACGACCAACACCTGATCCCGGGATACCAACCAAAATATAACCACTTCTAAACTTAAATGTAGTTTCTGCGGCAGCGGGCTTACCGAAAACTTCTTCACTTGCACCACAACGTTGTAGAGCAAGATGTAGATCATTTGTTAGACGATTTCTGTAAGCGTCATCATAGGTATGAACTACAACTACATAATCATCACTGGTATTGTTAAGGTCTCTTGCTAAATCTGCACTAGCTAACCCTATATATCCGGATCGATTTTGGCTATAAACATCGTAAACTTGACTAAAGACCACTCGCCCATCGCTGCGCCTAATGCGATGCATGTGGTAGCCACGTGAATTATTGCTATACTTAACATCTTGATATGGTCCGTAATCCAACAATTGTCTTATTGTTGGTTCAGCTCCATCTACAACTTCAAATCTAGGAAACGCAAACTGACTGCGAGTGGTATTATCATTGCAATAATAATGGTAACATCTCTGCATGGCCTCTGTAGCATTAGCAGGAAACTTTCCGTCGTTAATATTTCCATTATTAGCTAAGACTTTTCCGCCAGTGCGAGTATATATACCGCTGTCAGGGTGAGCAGTTATGCCAGTATAGTTTGCAGGGAAAATATGCCCTACATGTAAGTACCATACATCTTTATCATAATCACCGACACTTCGATAGTTCCAATAAGGGTTATATTCACCTTGACCGTCACTTAATCTACGCACACTGCCATTAGGTGAATAGATATTTGTATAAGCAGGATAAGTCCCGTTAGTAAACAGACCATGGTATAAAGTACCACCGGTACTATTGCTTGTTCGCCGCATCCAAACTACGCTACGATATGTTTTTGTAGGATCAATACTGAAATTTACACCATTCCAACCGCCATCGGCATAATTATCACCACTGGGTCTATTTTCCCAAACTATACTGTTTTGGTTCCACGGATCAATGGCGCGAACACGCTGGTTTTCAGTTGTTAGACCATTCTGTGGGAATGTTGGCGTACCACCAGAACCTAGAGTCCAATCTAATGTTGAGATGCGCGAACGCTCGTAGTTCCTAACAAGAGCCGAATCTCCCGGACGTCCAAATAAGCCGAAACTTAATTTATCCCTGGCACCAACTGTAAAATAACTGTAACCTTGTGTAACAACAGTAAATTCGTGTCGGTCATCGTCGCGAAACGGTACACTACCTGCGCCGATTACAGCTACCTGCGGCGTTAGAGTATAATTAGTTCCAGGTTGATCAACGTATACTTTACTAATTCCAAAATTTATGTTATCAAGTTTTATACTTACATTTGCGTCAATACCTGCATTGAAATCATTACGTAAGACCTCAACCACAGGCACAATAGCTCGATTGTCCCCAGTTTGATAACCATAACCAGGTTTACTGATAACAACATCGTTTAGTTCTAACTTGTAGTTCTCTACCCAATCACGATATTGTGGCTTTTGTAGTTCAACTAAGTCAATTGATGGGAACTCACCGCTAGGGCTGCGATAAACAGCAAGTGATCTATCATAGTATGCTGGCAGGTCAAAGTCAGTTATAGCACTAACAAAACTATCTTGTTTACCATATGAAGTTACAAACTCGCGAATCTTTGTCTTGTAGGGTTTAACTTCTTCAATATAAGATTCAACTTGTTTTTGTCTATCTTTTACTGTACCAGTCATTACGCTAAGATCATGTATTTTTTGGTTAACAGAAATAAAGCTAGTTTTGAAGAACCAATCAATATATTTCTGCTCTGCTAAGATATAATCTATCATAGCAAATAATAACTTGTTCCATTCTTCTTTTAACTCTTGTACAAAAATATCTTCTTTAAGAGCTTGGAACACATAACGTAACTCGATGCTATTTGCGAAGTCGTATACGTGAACGTCAAAGTCTCCTGTATCAAAACCATCTGGTTCATAAAATACAGGTTTGAACTGTATGGTTTTCTTTTCTAACCCAACTAACTTTAGATTTACTATACCATTCTGATTAGTATATTGGTATAACTCCCATGTGGTGGGAACTTCTTTGTTACCAATACGATTATTACCTAATGAAACATTCGTGCTTGTTACATTGTTAACACGTATGATATCGTTGTTGACTAAACTTAGTTGATAGATATCTTTAAATTCATTAACAATGTGATTAGGCTTCACGCTGGATGTGAATCCCAATGCATACCAATCTTGGTACGTCCATAAGTTAGCTACATTGAAACTTTGTTTTTTAATTAACTCTAGTGTAGTGTTAGCAGCACTGGAAACAAGTCCAACTGTACCAGTTCTGCGGTATATACTCCAGTAACCGCCTAAGGTAGAATCGGAACGAACAAATATTCTAATTGCTTGGGTTTTCTGTGAAGGCGTATAGATTTCTGAGTAGGTGTCTACAGCTACGTCATATTCTGTACTATCTGGGTCAGATTGTTTAGCAAATAGGTTATCGGAAAAGATACGATCACGATCTATAACTCTGTTAGCAATAGGATATGCATTTAAAACATCATTGACATATTTTATAATATTTTTTCTAGCGTTTTGTAGATTAACTATTAAGGTTTGTCTTGGTCTTAACCCTAAACCAATTCTGCTTTCTCGAGGTAGTTTTTGATCGGGTACTAGTTCACCGTTAATGTCTGTGCCTATAATACTGTCAATCAGTTTTGTTTCAATTAATTCTGGGAATTCGCTTCGAACATTACCTTGTTGAATCAGTTTGAAGTCGCTGTGTATTAACCCGTCGCGCTCATTTTTTCTAGTGGATAGATAGACAACGCTTCTATCACGTTGGTTATATATTCCTGTTCCAAATAAAGCAACTGCATCGTCGCGCAGAGCACACATGTAGGCAATGCCTTGCTTATCTGGATTAGCAATCATGTCAGCTAACACTACGGTGCTAGCTGCTTTCTTACTTGCGGTTTTATTAGTAACGCCCTTAACCCAGTAGAAATAACGACTTACAAAAGCACCTGTATTAGGATCAATAAATACAGCATCGCTATAGTATTCATCGTTAGGATACAACGGTTGACCTTCGCGTCCCTGGCTTACATGCACACTAGGTAATACATCACTAGCAACCCACTCATAGACATCAATTGAACTACCTGGGAATAATTCACCCCAATGATTTTTACGATATTCTAAGTCACCTTGTTCATAATCAACGTATCTTGCAGTGTCAGTGTTCCACCAATAGGTTCCAACTTGGTCGGCTGCCCAATAAATTTCAGTGCTAAAATTATAACTAGATGTTGTATCTGTGTTTCTATACTGTGCAGGATCACGATCCGTGATAATGTCGATTTCGGCACGAGCTTGACCTAGTATTTTTCCTTTGGCCGGATCATACAGATCTATTCTAGCTTGAATATTCTTTTCTTTTGAGTCATAAAGATACAGATTATTGATACTTTCGATGTCAACAATTGGTTCCCAATGTCTAACCTCGGTGAATGAATATATTGGTGTTCCAACACTAATAGTTGAATTAGCAAACGAGCTTACTTCGCCATCAATCACAGGTGTACTAGCAAGATCGGCTGTGGTGGCTGGTTCAATTGTATAGTATAAGTCTTCACTATTGTCAAAGCTAAAAACACAGAAATTAATTTCTTCTCTTAGACCAACTGAGCTTACTAAACTATTAGCAACAATACAATTAACACCGACAATGCTATATGCATTACTAACAACTACATTACTGTAGAAAATATTTTCATAGGTTATGTCCAGAATCTCGGGCTCATAGACATACCATGTTCCGGGCAGACTCTGCCTATCTACATAAATTCTATCAGACCTATCAGTATTAACTTGACGTTGTCTGTTTATACCAATCCATCCATGTTTAGGCTTGTGAGCAGTGAGGTCTTCGTAGGTAGCAAAACGCAAAATCTGCATGTCAAGCAGTTGCCCACTGGCATTAGTTACCTTAAAGTTAGAAGCTAGGCCCCTCTTAATTACAGTAAATTCGTAGTCTGAGACAGACACTACTTGATAAAAACCATTTATGCTGGTATCAAGATTGCGTACAGCAACAACGTCTAGAGCATTTACATAATGCAGATTATCACAAGTAAAAACTAATTTATTGTTTAGGTCTGCTCTTGCCGATGTTATAACTAAATTGTTAACATATACTCGATAAACTTGCCAATCACGATTATATGTCTTAGCTACCCAGATTCTTGTTGTAGTCTCTAGATCTGCTAGCCAACTAGAATCAATTCCACTGGTGTCTGATATGTCATAGATAAATTTGTCAACTTCATCTAGGCGAGCATAGCCGGCCGATCTCAAATCATCTTCATAGTAACGCATTGAGCTAGCAATCTTACCATCAATCGCTTGTTGTATGATCGGTACTAGTCCCTGTTCAACTATTCGTTTATAACCTTCTTGTGTTGGATGAATTCCATCAACAGAGAACAAGCTACGATAGCTATCAAATTTAGTTATATCTACAACAAAATCTCCGTACTCTAAAGCTATAGAACTCATAGCTCTTTGATAAGCACTAAGATCATTTGTACCCGGTGCTATAACAGCAGTATTTGTATTAGAATCATCAAGCACAGGCAATTGCCAAATTACTGTAATTGAATTTGGTAGTCTATTTCTAATCTCACGTAAATTATTGGTATATGTGCCTACGCTGATGCCTTGTCTTGCATCGTTTAATCCGTGATTAATGACAATAAGATCTGCTTCAATGCCATCAGGCCAAACACCATTCACCCCATCAGTGCCATTTAACAAATCACTTGTGGTTGAACCTTCTGCCGATCTAGTAGTGATAGCGACCTTGTAGTTACTTTCTAAGCTAGTGTAAAGCAAATAATCCGGTGGTAATTCTACACGACCTGTAGTTTTATCGTTTATACATACAGCAGAATTAATAGTATCCCCTAATCCAGTAATACCAGTAAGTGGCTGATCCGTATCGGAAATTTCTTCAATGGTCCAATATAAATTTTCTGTATCTAATACACTATTAATTTCTAAATAGATATTGTCGCCCATTACTACAGAATCAGGTAAGAATGTTGAGCCATCTTCTGACTTAGATTCACCGGTGTCTGATGCAGTAACAGGTTCAAAGCTAACGTACACACGTTCGTAGGGTATCTTACTAGTTACTTGTAATGATATTTCAGACTCGGGCAACAACGTATCTGTTGATGTATACACTGTACTAGGAGCACTGCGAGATAAAGGAACGTCTGTGCTTGTAGGACTTTCTAAGGTAATGTACAATTCCTCATTTGGGTACAAAGAACTAAATTGCACACCAAAACTTTCATTGTTGAAAAGATAAGTTTTTGGCTCTTGGTTGTAAACACCAGTTACCATAACGCTATAAGCGTTCTTAGTCTGCATGTCAACGCTGTAACCGTGTCTCTTAACAATGCTAATAGCGTACTGCTCGGGCAATACCTCTTTACCACACATAACGCTATCGCCAAATAATTCGATTTTCCAAGAACGTTGTGTTTCTACTGCATTTCTGTTCTTGAAGATTTTGGGACGATAGTCATTGGGTGCGGTGAGCAAGTCAGCAGGTTTAAGACCAATGAACTCATTGCTTTCTATTTTGCCTTCACTGGTAATGAACTGGTATAGAAGAGGATTATCGTCGGAGTTGGTGTTTTTTAAAGAAAATGTATATTCTGGGTTACTGTCAATGGCGCCATAACTTCCGATCCTGGCTCCCCATTCTTCGTATAACTCAATATCAGATTCAACATTATCAAACTGAGCACGAGCAAATGCTTGAATAGCATTTGGTGTGCCTTTAGACTTAATGTAACCTTGATAAAACTTAATCTGGCTGATTTCACTAATACCTAAATTATCTAAGTACTCTCTTGGCTTAAACCCAATTAAACTATTACTGTAGCTTGCTAATGTTTCATTGGTAGGTAAAATATCTACATCATAAATTTCTGTGAATTTAGCTGCATTCAAACTAAAATTAGGAGCCAACCCTTGTCTAAACACACTGTCTAACTGAGTCCAATAATTAAAGTTAAACGATTCAGCACCGGGGATGTCTTCTAGTGCGCTGTAATTAAATCCTTTATAACTTACAATTGCACCCTTTTTGTAATCGTAGTTGGCCTGCCACTCGTCTATAGTACCAGAACTATAAACGAAACCAGGAGGTGTAAGATCACCATCCCATGAATCTGTTATCGATCCAACGATGCGAATACGTTGTTGACGATCCCCAATTTCTGGACTATATAAGGTATCATTAAAGATTGTACGATTTTCTAAAACAAGTACGTGTTCAAATTGAACTAAATTAATTCTAGCTAAAGCAATAGTTTGTTCATTAATAGTTCTAATTGTAGTACGCTTTGAATCGCGAATAACAGTGAAGTCATTGTTTCTAATGACATTAAAATTAGTGCCTATTACCTGTGATCCATACACTGAATTATCAATGTAATCAACAAAGTAATTCGGTGCATAAACAGTTAGAGTATCAAATATAGGACTTAATACAAGAATGTTACCAGTAGGCCAACCTTGTTTTGCCCATGTAACAAATTCTTGAACGCTTAATGTCCAGTTACGAACTTGTCCTAAATTGCTATCGTAGCTGTCAAATACTAAACCTTGTGCTACAAGATAACGTTGATAGCTTACTAGGAAGTCGACTACTTGTTGTACACTTGTAAATTCAAAACCATAAGGTATTCTAATTTTTTGTGGGAAATATCTTTCAAAAATAGTATAGGTAGAACCTAATACTTCAATCTTAGAACTAGGGCCTGTGCTTTGACTTGGAATAATTGTAAAGTAGGGTAAACGTTGATCGTATCCATTTACACTGTATCCATTAGCAGTTTTCTCAACAATAACTGCGCTGTAGGCAATACTTTGTTCAGGTAAGCTCTTACGCAATAAAATGCTATAACTTTCATCAGGTAAAATTACACTTTCACTTGTGCTAGTTAAACTTATTTGATCAGATAATACCTTAATATAGTTTTTATCCGTAAAGCCGGCAAACTTGTAAGCTAGGTTTACAGTGGAATTATCGATCAATGCTCTAATCTTTGACACTGGATCGATACCTAACCCAACCAAGTAACCATGTATCCAATTAATATAACTGCTAGTTCTTGATGTAACATTATCTACTGTTTCACCATTAATAGCTAACTCGCTAAATGACAGCCTGGTGTTGCGATTTCTTAGGAAGTATTGGCTTAGACCGCCAACTGTTCTGCGTTCATATCCATATGAATCAGCTAATAAACCAAAATATTTGGCAGGTTTCAATAAAGCAAATGCTCTTTGAACAGCGAACGGGTAATCACTTGACCTAGCCCATGCTGCTTCTACTGGGCCATAATCACCAGTGGTAAAGTTTCTAGATAGCTTGGAGCTATCGAAACCACCAATAACACATCGCTGTGGAGACAACAAGCGACCATTTGTATCTACTGGAACATATTTTCTAAAGTTTGGTCTCGCTGCACTTATTCTAATTTGTGTTAGATATAACGTGCTTGTTGGCTCGTTAATACGTCCATTTTCAATCGCAGTAATAAGCAACTGTCTTTTTGTAGGATCAGTCCAAGAATAATGTGTATCCCACCACAATGGCTTGATAGTGTACCCCAAAATTTCCCAAGGATGGCTATGAGGACGATCGGTGTCATAAAAATAACGATAAATTCCTCTCCAGTATCCTGGTACTCTTTGATTATCTAAATCTTGTGCTTGATTGTAATTCCAAGACCATTCGTCATTTGCAGAAAAATACTCATTGGTATTATAATTAATTTGGTATGCACCAACCCATTTTAAGAATTCGCTACCTAGAACACTAGTGAATTCTGATCTATTGTAATCTGTATTTCTAAACTTACCAGGAGTGTTAGCTGCAATGCTAAACAAAGAGTCAGTATAATTGACCTTTATATTATTATAAATTCTAGATTCTAGCTCTAGGACTATGTTGTCTCTTATGTCATTAAAAGCAGGTAACAAGCTACCATCATGACCTTGTAATAGATACAAGCCGTCACGGTCAGTTTCATCTAAGATTTTTTCTGGAACAAAGCGTGGATACAAACCCAACTTACTAGGCGTTTCAGGAACGTAACATCCGTCAGTATCAGTGTATTCTTTAATAACAACTATATCGCCTTCATTAACTTCAACAGAATTCTGAATTGTAATGGTCGGGCTAGTGTTAATGACATAGTCACGATCACGAACTAATATTTGATCATTCAAATATACAACAATAGCTCGATTGCTGGGACGAAATTCAAACGTTTCATTGATGTTATAAATTCTTTGTGCTGAATTAGAAACACGCAATCTAGTTGTTAAAACTGAACGACCAAAAGGCACCATGTCTGAATAGAACCAGGGAAAACTACTGTTCTTAACTTCAGCAAAACTAGTAAGAATTTCATCTACAGCATCAGGAACTTGAGATTGAGTAATATCTAAATATCTAGCAGTAGCGTCTAAAAATTTATATTTAAACCTAGAGTATTCTTTTTGTGCATATTCAACAGCATTTACATAATTGGCATGCTCATCTGTCAAAAATGCTAGCGCAGGTAATAGACTAGCACTGTGCTGTAGAATAAGGCCCGGTGTGTTTCCAACATTAATGTCACGTATGTTGCTAGTGCCAAAAACATCACCCTGGATGAAACGATTTCTTTCACCTATTTTACTTAGGTGATTTCTCATTTGACCAAAACTAATTAACTTGGGTACCCGATTATCCGGATTAACTTCTAAATTTTGTGGAACAGTATAATATGCCTGTGGCGAAACACCGCTGGCATGTATAAAAATATCAATACGATCATTGACACTAAGCAAAGTATAATCAATACGCAATGCTGTTCTGTCGCCCACTCGTTCAACTGAATATTCGGTGCCAGTGTAGCGCAACAGATCGCCATTAACATACACACGTAAGTTTGAATCTACACTAGACGATGCTATTGGAACTTGCCCAATTTCAAAATAATTGGTTACAGCGTCGTAGATAGCGGAAATATGCTGGAACTGCCTGCTTTCGTCTGGTACCCTAACATAATTTGTTAAGAGCGCGAATTGATTAATTGTAATATTTTGTCTAATGTACCCAACATTAATAAATTCACTAACTTTATCATCTAAAACATTTTCAGTTCGATACCTAAAAGTATCTACATCAAAATTATTTTCAAATACGATATCGCCACTTAATCCAGAATCACCAGATACAGTTATAGTAAATCCAAGTGCTTTATCAACCTGCCCCGATCCCAGGCGATATCCAAAAATATTTGTTCCAGTGAACGAACTTTCGTTGTAGGATACAGAAATACTTTGACCGGTTTGTGTAACAATATCAAACTTTGGTGCTTGGTTAAGGGTCAGTTTAGTTTGCGCTCGAGTCCATGAAAGCGACTTGTTAAAGTAATAAGTAAGGCCTTTGTTGGTACCGGCATTTACAACAATAGTTTCCCAAGGTTCGCAAGTCTTTATTGCTGCAAGGCTAGCACGAGCGCGATTAAATTTATTTCCGCTCGCGCCACTAATATTAATAGTAATTGGTTCAGTTAACAATAACTCGTTTATACCAAGTATTCTCTCCACTCTGCCTAGATATGCGTTATCTGACAAATATATATCATCACCAGGACTCAATTCAGTTACAAAATCAGTACCCACACCAGTTACTCTTGCACTTTGAGCAGTCATGCTAATAGATCCACTTAGCGTTCCGTCAAATAATGTAACACCTATTTGATCTAAGTAATTAACTTGATACACTCTTCTGCGTACATCACTATTGGCGTCCCCGGCAAATACTGCTAGTGAGCCTGGTTTTATATAAATGCCTAAGCCGCGTAAGTCTGAAAATCGAGCAGTTTGTAATGTTGCTAAGGCATCGGTTAACTCTGTGCTTTGACCATTCAAACTATACCTAAAGTCGCTGTCAAAGAAATTTTCTACAAATTTAGCGAATTGGCGGCCCGAATTAAACAATTGCAGATTGGGCGCGAATTCGATAATCGGTCTTTCTGCTCTACGGTACCCGCTTAAATCGATAGGATATCCATTGCTAGACAAAGCAGCAATTACTACATCTTCGTGGAACCAACGATTAATTCTGGACCAGGCATTACGATCCATGCTGGCCCTGTTTATTACTAAGTAGTCTGGTTCAGCTGACCCCGATAATGCTTCATCGTAACTTCCGACATCAAATTGTTTTGTATCAAAACTAATTTCTGCGACACTTCCTTGCGCTTCGGGACTGGCTAATTCATCTATGCTAACTAATTTAATTCCCGATCCAACACCCTCAACATAATAAATTTTATTTCTATATTCAACAGGTGTAGCAGTATCATCAAATGAAACTTTCATACCATTTGAAAATTTTATACCCGTAGGAGATGTGTAATTAACAGATCCTAATATGGCAGATACGTTAACTTCGTAGCTATCGGCGTTTTCAACGATTTCTATTTCACCATAGAAATCGCGACCACTATGCTGATAAAATAAACGATCGACTTCAGCAGTTACTCCGTTGTATTCTTGGAATTGTCCCGAAGTTACTGTGTACTGCTTTCCGGCTGCTGAGCCTTGTCCTACTACAACTCTAGTCTGGGCAGGAACATCTCTTACATAGGTCAAATGCACACGAACAGGCTGACCCGAATACTTAACAGCATTCATTCTCCAAATGCCTGTCCTAGCTGCGCCTGTGACAACTTGTCCGTTTCTGTCAGTCCAATCGGCTGAATTTGTAGAAGTGTTTAATAAAATTGCTTCAACGCCATCGGGATAAAACTGTTCGTTACTTAAACGATTAGTCATACCGTCGCCAAAGTTCCAAACAATGTTATCTAATGTAGTTAATGTTTCAGAAAGCGCATACTCTACATGATCTAAAACTGGGTAGCGTAAGAGTTGATCTTGTGCAGCTTCAGTTGGCGGTGTAAAAGTTATTGTGTTTGATCCATTATTAACAACACCAGCAACTTGTCTGCTTGACACAGCAGGAGAATATCGCTTTGTTCCTGTACGACCGGGCTCGGTTTGGATAAACAAATTACCACCAAACATGCTGGCATTGAACGTATATGTGACACCACGGCGTAATACTAGTTTAGGATTAGCTTCAGTGCCAGTTACATTAGTTGTAATAAAACTGTATTGGTCAACAAAATTATAAGTAGTGGCGGCAAAAACACGTCGTCCTGTAATCTTAATAGTATCAGGCCCTACCGGTAGCCAATAATATTTTTTATAATTAACTAACTTATCTAAATCTATAGGAGGTTTATATGAATAGTATTCGTTAGCAAACAAACGATCATGATTGTTTACAATGCCACCATGATAGGAGATTTGGTTAATTAAATCGGTGTACCCAGACTGCCCTATTACTGTTCCATCTTCTTCGCGACGAATCAATGCTACTTCTAATTGATAATTTTGTCTTTGAGTAGATGGTTCTGCTATGTATGTTTCTGATGGCTTTATGTTAGGTCCAAAAACACGACCTACATAACTGTTAACCCGACGGAACTCTGGTTCGCTAACTAGCTGATCTAATGTACTCGATAAAAACTTACGGTTAGCATCAGTTTGAAAAATACTTGGTAAAAATGGTAGCGTTTTTCTATTCGTAGTCATTACCTAATCCACTAGTTCATACTAGGTTGAAGATCCAAAGCAGTGATTGTTGACACAATTTCAACATCATCTACTGTGGCTGCACTTATTACAAGTTCATATGGCTCAGCATTTACCTGATATAAATTACCAAATGACCTTGCAACATTCTTACTTACTATAACAATACTTGCTATATTTGGTGTTAATACTTTGTGTAGATAAGCAGCTAATTCACTGAAATAAAAAGTATCACCAAAATCCCAATTCTCACTAGCGAAATACTGGTTTATCGCAGCAACTACCGACGCTTTAACATCGGCGTCTGTTAAACTTAAACTAGGATTCTTTACAACTTTAAATGTAGCTTGATATTGAGTATCGGCTTTAGCACCAAATAAAGGCTTGTATCGTGCAGATTGAATAACTAGTGTATCACTCACACTCTTATAATTTTGCAAGTCTGCATAACGAGTAGATAACGCTAAGTCGGTAGGCGCCTCGGGTTCTGTCAAACGCTGCGTGGTATCTGCCAACCATAGTCTATAATCAGTTTCATACTCGGCTGTGAGCACATAGATATCTATTATATTACTAATATTAGGATCAATTCTATTTGAGTTAGGACTATTGTGTCTGTATTGATAGTATAGATTTTGTCTACCAACATGAACTAGATAATTTGGCACTGCATTTACGCTTGTCAAATTAAGCCCATCGCTTACTACTTTATCACCTAAACTATTAGTTGTACATTTATAGAATTGGTCGTCACCTCTAGCATAGAACAATTGATCGAGATTGTAATTCCTAATGTCTTGTGCTATTTCAGATTTATTGTTATAGTAACTTATTACTGTATTCGAATCAATTAATTGATACTCGTTACCGTAATCAGTTTTAACTAATCGGAAATAAACTAACTCACGTGCGGTAATTTTCCCATTACGCTTTAATTCGGCCTCAGGAAGCGCCCTAATAAAGCCCAGTGCATCATTAATCGTAAACAAACCTTGAGCTACACCATTAACATAATAATTTAATTCATTTAAATTAGGATATCTTCCCACTGTTTTCTTAAATTCATAGTTAATTGTAATAGCTGTTTTTTGTGCAGGAACTCCAGGCACTGTTGTTCTATATGGTCCGCCTAATACTGCTCTATCAAACAAATTAGGACTATCAGGTACGCCATCTTGGTTTGAGTCAGCGTAGGTCAAATATACACTACGATTTTCTACATACCCATCGGCTCGTTTAATTTCTTTGTAAATAAACCAATCTAAATCCATGTTTAGGCCAGAGCCCACCGAATCTGGTGATGAATTCGTACGCAGCAACTTAATTGAATCGTTTATTATTCTATTGTTTACACTATCATAAATTTGCAGAGCATGATCAAAGAAGAAATTAGTTTCTAATGGACTATGGAAAACATAACGCAATGATCTATTACTAATAATATAGTATTGATTCACCGAGTTCCAATCAAACTTTACATGGTAGTTACCTGTTCCAGTAGACAATGCGTCTACTAGAATCCAATTCTGCTGACTCGAGCTGTACAGTAATCCAAAATTTGTTTTATTGTTGATTAATGTAACCATTTCATCAACTATAAAGTCGCGCAAAGCAGTTTTGTAGCTAGGATACATTACTTCAACTAATGCACCAGTGGGAATTGGTAGATTAATTGTAACTGGACCTTGTCCATTTGAAAAGTTTCCTAGCCCGTTATTTGTACCGTCACCATAAATTTGGCTTATACCAACAAACTTCTCTGCTGAATCACCTGCGCTAAGATTTGGCCCAGGGATCATATTGAAATTACTATTAAATCTATAACCAACTTCTGGAGTAAATTTTACCATAGCACCAGTGGCAAGGAATCGTAAACTACCAGAAACCCCTAGACCAATACTGGTCGGTATTCCATTATAGCTAAAATACCCTGTTGATTGTCCATTACCAATAGTAGATTGATTCCATTTGAGACTTGTTCTTACGGTACCAGAACCATATGCCTCAACAACTATATTACCAGCTAATGAGTTTGTGCTCCATCCTGCAGGAACGTTCCTAAATCCACAGGTACCATATGTGCCTGCGTCAAAAGTTTTATTTGGACTAAGAGAACGATCTAGTTCTGCGGAATTTACATTAGCAAAAAAAGCAGTATAAAAAGTTAAAGACTCAGGGTCTATTGCCCTATCTAATGCATAATTCGTCCAGTATGCTAGACCACTATGATCTGGGTTGCGAAACAGAGCATATCTTACCTCACCATTGGATAAAATATAAGAATTATTTGTGTTGTAGTATAGTAATACTTTAAGAGCTTGAGCACGATATATAGCTTCAGGATATGTACCACGATATTGATTAACAAATGCAGTCATATCATAACAATCACCGGCATAATTGCGGCTTACATAATAGTAGGTGCCGGCCGGCACATTAGTAGTGTCCCATGTAACTTTACCAGAGCTAGCCCCGTTATTAGTCACAACACCAACTGTGACGTTTGCAAATACACCACCAGTACGTGAGCCCTTAATATGTATCGGTTGTCCAGATGTTTTAATATCTAATATTAATGTTTCGCCAGTTTTTACTGTTATAGTAGGGTTGTATGCAGCAGCATTTGAATTTAATACAAATGCTGCTGTATTATATGTGTCTACCGAATACGTTCTTGTACTTAAACTATTATCTGTGGCTCGAAACACTGTGCCAACAGTGTTTGTAGCAGCACCATACTTAGTAAAATTTGAAGTGCCGACCGTAGTGATTTGATAAAACTCACCACGCTTAATTTTTTTTTCAACTATATCATCTAAGTCAGGTATTTCAGGACTTACATTTTCATAGTAATAGTGCATCAAATTTTTATCATCAATAATATCGGGAATGAATGTATTGCGTAAGAACTTGCGAATGTCTATTTCGTTTTTGTATGTAAAATTTCTAGTTTGTAATTGGTTTTCAGAGTAGAGAACACCGTCCTCACCAAAAATGTTTGTGCTTGAATATTTTCCTGTTGTATCTAAAACGTCAAGATATCTACTTAGACCTGAACTAATCCTATTGATTGCTTTAACTTTGCGTATATCACTATAGGTTGTGTAAGGGAAGATATTATAATCTTCCCCTGTGACCATACGATTTTGTGTATAGTATTGTTGCGGGGCACGTTGTTTAATTTCGTCTGCGGTTTCTCTTGCGTTGGCGTTGGCCACTGTGTATCTTAGACTAGCACGGAACGATATAGTTTCAACTCTATTAGTTCTACTAATATAATCAAAACTTATTTCTACGCCACGTATTTCGTCGGGTGTAATTTTGTAGTTTAATCCGTTGCTTACTCGATAATATAATTTAAAACGACCTTGTGGTATATTTGCAAAACTGCCATCACCAAATACCAAACTAATTTGGTCTCCGGCTCTTGTGTTTACCTGGTATAAATTTTTTAAACTTCTGTTATTGTAGATAACATTAAGTCCATTAGTTGTAGGTACTTGTTCCCATATTTCATCTGTAAATCCGTTGCTGGTTAAATTGTATAACCAAACATCGGAGTTATTGATATTGTCGATATCGATGTTAACAACTTTATTTGGTACCATTGCGTCGATACCGAAGTCATAATTGTTTAACTCGCCTTGCTTGAAGTAAAAGAAAAATCCGGTATTGTTACTACCATTTCCATTTCCATCACTACGATATAGAATATTGAAAGGGCGGTTAATATCAGGATTGGCTTCGTAAACGTAATTCTTACCAGAACTTGTGGCACTAACTGCTTCGAATGTTGTGTTTAATCCATTGACACTGGTTTCAAACTTATAAACAGGTACAATATTGTTGATTAAATTAATGCCATATTCGTCTGTGCGTATACGGTTTATGATTTGACTGTTAGCAGGTCTTCCAAAATTTTGTTGTTTTAACAAACTGGCATTCAAAACTGTTACAAATTGCTCAAACCAATTTGAGTTACTAACATCATTCCATAGTATAATACGATTGCTCAAATCAAAGCCATCACTGTCGAAAATAGTTTCTGTAGTGCTGACACTGTCTATTTTTAAATAGCCCGAAGCAGGTACGTTGCGCTTGGGATTGTAGCTTATTAAACGTGCTAGCTTTAGTATACTATCACGCCGTTCAGCTGTGTCAATAAAGTTCTCTCTAGCATTAAGATCTGTTCTAAAGGCTAGACTCTGTCCCAAGAATGCTATTAGATCAATGAGAGCAATAAATTCGCTGCTCTCTGTATAGTCGTTAAATTCCTCAGCATAATTTATCCTTAGATAATCGATCATGGTCTTACGTAAAGACTCGAAATCATATGAGGTGAAATCGGCTTCTCTAAAGGTTTGATAGACCTTTTTCCAATTTTCGGCTGCTAGGGAACCGGTTTGACGACTAGTAATTGGCATAAGCGTTAGGGTAATATATTATTTATCGACCGATTTTAAGCTACTCGTTGGTTACGATCGAAATTAATTTTCATTAGCTCGGCTTGATTAGTTGGCACATATCTTACAGTTAATTCAACTAAAAGTCCATAATCTTGCTCATGCACATCAATATTTTCTGCTACCAGTCTCGGGTCATACGAAACAATTCTCTTTATATCTTCGGCCACTGCGTCTCTAGTTGATATAGTAAAAGGTTCAAATAGTATGTTCCATATAATGGTCCCGAACTCGGGATTCATCAACTTTTCACCCTTACGAATGTTAAAGTAGTTGAACAAATCTTGTTTGGCAAGTTCAAAGTCAGTTAACCTAAACCTGCGCGAACGATTATATGTACTATGGCCGCGATAAGTAATCATAATTAGTATTTATGGGCCACGTCCTAGGCGTTTTACAGCATCAGCCCCTTGGTTAAACAACTTAGTAGCAGTAACACCATATGCGTTGACTACTGTAGATCCAGTCATACGCCACTTAGTGACATCGGTTATTGATAGTGTAGCAGCAGCATTTAACATACCTCCAACTGTACCCTTTGGATCTGTTAGTTTAAGTCCGCCACTGTTAAGCAAACTTCGGTATCCGGTCTGTAAACTTTCAAGTTTAATCTTACTTTGTATGCTCGGGCTTGCAAGTAAAGAATCGACACTTTTCATACCATCCTTACCAGTCCAAGAAACTTCGTCAATGATTGCTTGATTAATATTATCAGCGTATTGTTCGATACTAGCCCTACTTAAATACCCACTTTCTACTAAATGCCCGGCATTAAGAGCATAGGCTCCTACAGCATTATCAGACAATATAGCACCATAATCACCATCTGACATTTGCTGCCCGGCTAACATTAAAGCCTTTACTTCTACAGGATTTAATGGACCAACTGTTTCTTCAACGCTAGGCGCATCTAAATCCAACATATCAGCTTCATCAAGCAAGTCAGCGCCTTGCAAAGACTCGCCTACTGCTTGCTCAATGCCAGGATCCAAATCATCTTTTATGATTAAGTCACCTTGAGCACCAATGTTTACACCGTCAGCATACTCGAGTTCATAATCATTGTCATATGACGCCTCTGTTGTATCCACTGATGTTTCTTCTTCGATGTTGGTACCATCATAACTAGTGTCTTGAATAGCATTACTGCCACTGCTAGCAACACCAGCCTTGCGGTTCCAAGGTTCATGAGTAGGCACAAGACTAGCAACACTTTGAATTTTGTTTTCTTCAACTTCCCATTGGCCACTGCTATTTTTCTTAGTGTCGGCCGAGCTCTTGAGCGGTAAGTCTCTTGGCTTAGTCACTGATGGCCCTGAACCTGAGTTAAGTCCAATAGTGCTGCCAGTCATCATAAGGCTTTGTTTAGCAGTAAAACTTCCGCCGCCTGTAGTGTATAGATCTAATCTGCCATCACTGCCTAACTTTAAGGTTCCACCATACAATGTCACTGCATTTTTGCCACGAGCAGTAATACTAGCACCCTGTATATTAACAGCATTTTTAACATTTACATTTAAGCTACCGCCAACATTTATATTCATGTTACTGTCAGCGTGGAGATTGAATTCGGCTTTTGTTCTAAGATTTATACTATTACTAGCGTAGATATTGATGTGCCCTGCCGCATTCATTTCAATATACGATGTACCCGAACTATTGGTAATGTATATCATCTTTTCTGTGTCGTCCATCAGGATTTGATGTCCGCCTGCACTGCGCCAGCGAGTTAGATTGTTTTGCCCAGTTTTGTCACCGTCGTCCATGACAAAAGTATGGCCACCTAGACGAGTTTTAACTTTACGTTCTTGACTAGTGGCGTTTGCAGCCGGATAAGTACCCGCTGGTCTACCCGGGGTACTAAATCCAAATACTCCGCTTGGTGTTTCGCGCTGACTACTTGTACCGATGATACCTCTCGAGCGTGTTAGGCTTTTACGATCTAGACCCTGTTCTAATAAAATCTTTAACTGCGGCTCGTGAATTGGTTTTTTATTTTTCTGTATGTCGGTCCAATTAATGTTATTAGCATATTCATTAAATTCAGCTACAGGATAAGGCTCGCCAGATGCCACTACACGTTTTAACAAAGGATCATCTGGTTGCTCATATTCTGTGCTTGATCCTATAGCAGGAACCATATGATGCCCTAACTGGTTAGGTATACAAGCAAACCAATACCCACGTGCAGGATCGCCACCAACAAAGGTACACAGGACCCAATTATCAAGGTCGGGGACATTGAACCACATACCATAAGTATGTCGTACATTTTTAAAACTGTTTTTATCTGAAGAATTGGCGCTAGGTGCTTCTTGTGCCGCAGGCTCTTGTACTGTGCTACCTATGTAAGGACCTGCATAACTTATAGTACGCCAGAACTTAGGATCAGTTTCTATGCCGCCAAACTCAGGTATCCATACCTGTATACGCCCCGATAGTAAAGGATCTCTATTTTCCTTAACTATCCCAATATATGGGCCTGCATCAAGACGTTCACCCTCTTGTGCTTCAGTCCAATCTGCTACACGATTAGTTCGATTATTAGTTGCCATTGTTTAACCCGAAGGGAACGGGAGATCAGATAAATCTGTAACTTCCCTTGTTTCCCAATTTTGATAAAAAGCATATTGCCTGGCATCGGGATCTCCGCCAGGCTCTTGGTCTTGACTATTGGTCGCTGTGTTGGTCCTTGACTCACGTTCTTCGTACTCATTCAGAGCAGCTTGATTAAGAGAATCTTCGTACTCGTCCGATGAAACTTCAAGCCCGCCCGAGTCTGAACTATCACGAGCAGCATCAAGAGCAGTGTCATTAGTGCCTCTACTGTTTTTGTCGTCCTCTTGATTAAACAATCTATTACAAGTTAGACGCTGAGTAAATGCCCCGTTTTTAAAATTGTTTTCTATTAAAATTACTTCGTATATCCCAGAAAATGAACTATTAGTCTTTTCAAAATCATATAATCCACGATCTAAATTTATATCAACTGGTATCTTAAAATCTAACTTAATAAACAACTGACGTTTATCAGAAGACCTGCTTAGTTCTGCTTCAATTGTGTCGTTTACACTAGGAGGAAAGAATACATCATCTTGTTTGATAAAATCAGGATCACCAGCAATCTCAAGCGTAAGTGTGACCATATCACCGCCAGTTTTATTGAATATTGAAGTCCATAAGTCCACTGCTTGCACCGATTTTCTACTACCATCATTTAACTGATTGCTTGCCTTTGATGTTGAGGTTGTTAATGTTTTTAAGGGGAATATTTCTGCCTTGCTTGTTTTGCCTTTACTGGTAGCAACAATAGGACGATTACTGCCAAACCCACCAGCGCTAGTGCTTGGGTCAAAACCATACTGATCTTCTTCACGTATATCTAAATTATCTTCAGCAGTTTTTGTTTCAAAACTTGTCAATGCTTGAAACCATAGAGTATTAAATTCAATTTTTAAATCCCTTAACTGTTGGTTGTCCTGCATGTACATGTATTTGTAATAACGCTCTATTCTCTCAGGAATACTTTTTCTAGTATTAGGATACTTGTCATTATGATATTCGTATTTTTTAATATAATAGGTTATTCGTTTGCGATATGTTTTTCTTATACTATCCCATTCGTCCAGGAATTCTATTCTTGGAATAATTTTGTGTATTGAGATAGGTTTGTTTTTTTGTACCTTTTCATCTTCGCCTTGAACTTTAGTAGTTTCAATTTTTTGTCTAAAGTACTCACTACTGCGTATAACTTGGTTAATAACTTCAATAAGATTTGATCCAGCATTGATGGGGATGACACCTTTATTGATGTCAATGTTTTCATTTTTTGTCTTGTCGTTTTGTGCCGGGGCACTGGACAAATTGTGCTTATCGGGAACAAAAATTTTACTGTCAGCTATTTCTTTGTCAATCACAAACACATATTCGTCGGCAGTGTCTTGATATCTTTTACCCGGGCGCCCTTTTACCAATGCACGTTGGAACTCATTCATAGCGTCGGCTAGACTTAGAGTGGAGATACCTTTAGGTCGACTGACCTTTTCAGTTTTATTATTTTCATCCCTGGTTGCAGCACCAGAAGTAGCAGCGGTATTTTCATAAGTGGCTAAGTCAATACCAATTTCTGCACCAGTACTAGCAAAAAAATCGCCAACGGTCTTGGCAGTTACTTCAAAATTCGCCGGCACGGCGACAGCGTTTTTCTGCAATGCTGTGTGACTAACTGGGATAGCTAAACATTTATACTCTGATCCACGTGGCGTAATCTCTAATCTAAGATCAGATAATTTCACACAAATAAACTTACTAAGTCCTTCTAATGGGGTTTCTGCATAAGTACCATCTTCATTTTGTCCAAAGAAATCTATCTGTAAGATAAGCGGCATTTCGATCCAGGCCTGAATATCATTTTCCCTAGCTAAATTGACTAGACGCTCGAGAAAACTTGCGCTTAAGGGTTCGATGATAGTAAATTCAATTTGGATACTATTGGTACCTTTAGTTTCTGTGCCTACACCAATGACTGTAACCATTTTAAAATCAGTGATGTACATGTCTAGTTCAAAATTTCTATTACGAACTAGATAGCTGTTCCTTCTTCCGCCACTGGCAATTATAACTCGATTGTTTTTTGGCGTGTACGGCATTTTGTTTGTTATAAACAAATTATAGTCAGCCATTGTCATATAATGTAAACTAATGCCATATGTATAGGTTAAAAATTGTTCTAGAGGATTTGTCCCAACACCCCCGCCAACATCCACAGTAGTGACATCTTCGCCACCGTCATTATATGATGATTCATCATCGTTTGAGCCACTAACTGCAACTGCCACCGGACTGTCATCGGATCCAATTTGTTCTCCTCGCTCAAATCGTTCTCTTTCTTCGGCCGTAAGTTCACGTTCATTCTCACCGCCCCCGGCAGTTTGATTAGCAGCGTCCGTTTTAGTTGCATTATCAGCAGCAGCTAATTGTGTTCCGGCAAGATTTGTATAAGCCAATGCTTGGGCAGTGTCACTACTTAGTCGGTTGTAAACAGCAGTGTCAATACTGCTCTGCGCCATTTCAATTTGGCGTGCAGTTTCTTGAATATCTCTTACTTGTGCAGCTACTTCATCTTGATTAGTTGGTGTTTGGAATTCAGCGATTCTAGTTACCGAATCTGCAAGATCTTCTGTAGATGACGTACGAGTATAAGTAAATCCAACCATTTAGACCCCTAGTGAAGAGACCAAACTAGCTTCATCGGGGATATAAATTTTAGTCCCAACTTTAAAATCAAAGATAGGATCTTGTATTACGTTAGGGTTTCTAGCAGCAAATACCCACCATAGGCTAGACTTACCATACAGGTCACTGGCGAGCAAGTCGGGCCTATATTCGTAGAACTTAGTAATTTTGAATAATCGATCTTGACTGTTTTTTGGTACAGCTCGATTATTCATTACATCTAAAAAATTACCAAACCTTTCGGTAGTATAGTATGGGCTGTATTTGCTGTATTCTGCGGGCATTATATAAATCTTTTACTTGTTAGTTTGCCTTGTGCAAAGTCATTCAAATTAAATTCAGTTAGTGAGCGTTTACTGTAAACTGGTTGCAGTGCAACAATAAATTGACTTACTGTAGGTACTTTAGTTGTGCTAGTAGTTTTCGATCTTGTTAAAATACCAGAGTTACCGGAACTACCTTGTTCATGGCTACCAAACTCGCCGGCCCCGGTAGAAGTATCAAACCCAACTTTTCTATAATCATCACTAGCCCCAACACTGAAAACACTAGCGTCTATATAGTCAACCTCTTGTGGCATGGTGTGAGTAAACGTAGTAATAACGCAAGGGACATTGGGAAAATAATGTTCGCCGTATCCATTTAGAAACACAATAGGGGGCGGGTTTCCGGCAAGCTCGCCTTGCCCAAAAAACATCTTAGTCGCTGCCCTAAAGAAATAAATACAGGCTAACACATATCTTGCTTCATTTTCGTTCTGAGCAGTAAAATCTGCGCTAATTTGGATTTGTTGAATTTCAGAATTATCATAGCTGAGATGTGTGTAATTACTGTGAGTAAACCTTTGACTCGTGTACATTGCTTGATATGTTGTAGTAATTTGTGGTGTGTACGGGAATACAACACCGCCAGTCTCAGCCAAAGGGTTCAATAATCCACCAGATGCATCGTTGTATAGAATAGGACTATTTGGAGCAATGCTTATTCGCACTTTCCAACTATTTTCATTAGCCGAGCTTCCGCCCCAAAAACGTACACTAGGGCCCAAGCTGGTTCGTGCAGATCCAAGTCCCGAAGACATCAATCTAGATATTGCAGGATTTGCAATAGGGCCTAGAGCACGTGATACCATGTTAGCGCCAGCTACAAATGGTGCTGCTACTGTGCTTATTACGTCTTGTAAATCAGGCATGTTGGTTCCTTTATCTATTATTTATTGCCTTAAAAAACGGTTGCAAATGCTATAAAATCGTGTTAAACTCCGCGTTACGCGGCTGGGAGAATAAAAATTAAACACAACTACCTTAATAACAAAGACATTTTAAAGGAAATACATCGCAGCAAAAACACATATTGCAGTTACACAACCCCCGATGTTGCTGATTATGACATTATTATCCATGGCGTAAATGCTATTACTGCCGATGTTATAGAACAGGCAAGACAAAATCGCGCGGATCGTTTAACAAAGCTGGCGTGGGACGAAAGCCAACAGCGAGGAGAGAAACGTAAGCTAGACGAATTTAATGTACCGGTAGAAAAAATTAAAAGGGCCGACATAGTTATACGTGTTATGATGTGGGATCATATCCCATTGATGACTGTTACAAAAAAGCCTAGTATTTTAGACATTGAAGACGATGAGCCCACTGTGACCGAATATGACGATGATACTGTTCCGGTACCAGTAAAATATGTTAAATGTAACTTCCCACCATTTCAACACTATAAAATTGGTTTGAGAAGTAAACCTTACTGTGTAGGTAAAAGCCACTGGCAAGGTGATTTAGAAACAGGGTCATATAGTAGAGACCATGGTACAATGACACGCACTTTAGCCCATATGTTCATAAAACTTTGTGAGCGTTACGCTACTCGTAGCAATTGGCGTGGTTATACTTACAATGATGAAATGCGTAGTCAAGCTCTACTACAACTAAGCCAAATTGGCCTACAGTTTGATGAAAGCAAGAGTCAAAACCCTTTTGCCTACTACACTGCTGCTATCACTAATAGTTTCACTCGGGTACTTAATATAGAAAAGCGTAACCAAAATCTACGCGATGATATTTTAGAAATGAACAACTTTGCTCCTAGTTATACTAGACAAGGAATGTTATCAGGTGGGCATATGCATGACGATCATGACTAGATTTTCGTCTACCAATATGTTATACTAGGTGCTATGGCAAATCTATT